TCATAACCCTGAGGTCGGCAGTTCAATTCTGCCTCCCGCTACCACCTCAACAGCCGACAACTCAGGTCCGGCTATTGAGGACAATTTTCCCCTGATTTCGTATTTATAATCGGCTCCGGGTCTTCTCGGATGCACTGTAATGCTGGTGACAATCTCTCTGATCATCGTGCCTGCTTCATGAGGAAGTTCGCCCAGCTTATTCTGTAGGAGCTCTGTGAGGTTTTGGATCACGTAGCGGAACCGATCTATGGCGAGCGGCTTCAGATACAGGACATTGGTGGTCGGCTCCGTGGTTGCAAGTTCCGCTTTGATCCGGTCGCGTTCCTTCCGCAGCTTCGGCATGATGGCCGCAACGTCGTCATCTTCAATTAGGCCGCGCGAAATTTGGTCGACGATAGCGGTGATGCGGTCTTGCACGTCAGTCAAGGCAGTCTCCAGCGTCGCGCGAGTGCCGCGCCATTCGGCTGCCTTGCGGCGGCTGTGGGCCTCATATTCAGTCAAGAAACCGTCGATATATTTGGTGTCTGAAAATATGCTCCGGAGCCGGTCGACAACGTCGTCTTCGATTTTCTGGAGGTAATAACGACCGCTGTTCGCGCAGTCGCCGGACTCCCGGTACCGACTGCACATGATGCGCGGGCCCGACTTGTCGGTGCTAGTCGTGGTCAATGCCCCACCGCACGATGCACAGCGCAATAGGCCTGTTAGCATTCGCTTGGCCCGAGGCATGTACTTGCCGCGCGGACCGCCAACTGCTTCCTTGCGAGCCCTTGCCGCCTCATAGATCTCGTCGGAAACGACCCGCAAATGAGGGGCTTCCGAATATTCATATTCGTTGACGTCGTTTTCCCTGGAGACCCGTCGGCCCGTCGCAGGGTCTTTCACCATCCGCACGCGGTTCCAGACCCGCTTGCCCACATAGAGCGGATTGCGCAGGATGCCGTGGCCTCGCTTCTCATTGCCGTTGATAGTCGAAGCGTTCCACTGCCGACCGCGGGGGGCGGGGATGTTGTCGTGATTCAGGATCGAAGCGATTGCTCGCGGGCTCACGCGGGCCACATAGAGATCGAACACTCGGCGGATTACTTCTGCTTCGGCCTCAACGATCCTTAATTCCCCCGGCTCACCGGGAACAGGTTCATAGCCGTATGATTTGCCGCCGGCATTGCGCCCCTCGCGGATCACGCCGAGCATGCCGCGCTTCGTCTTCTTTGCTCCTTCCTCCCGCTGCATCTGCCCGATAACGCCGTACATACCCACCTGGACGGTGTCCAACAAGCCGCCATTCACGCAGTTGATTGCCACACCGCGGAACTTCAGCGTTTTGTGGACATGGGCGAGATCGGCGATGTCGCGCGATATACGGTCGGGCGCTTCCGAAATGACGATGTCGAATTCGTTCCGCTCTGCCGCCTGCATGAGGTGAGCCAGCCCGGGACGGCCGAACATCGAGGCCCCTGATTTTGCCCGATCAGAATATTCACCTACGAGCTCGAACCCAGATCGTTCGGCATAGGCTTGGCAAAGCCTGATCTGGTCCTCAACCGATCTGTCGTTCTGGAGGTCGGTGGAATAACGGGCGTAAATGATTGCGCGGTTCATTTCGTACTCACTTAACGATGTTTTTCATACATATTGGAGGGCCTGAGGGAGGAGGCGTCAAGCTCAGCCTGATGGCGTGCGAGAATTTTGATCAGCTCCATCAGCGGATCTCGCTCCTTAAGGGGAGACGTTACCCCGGAATGCGTGGGGCGAGACGGCGTAGGTTTTGGTCGGTCGATCATCTCAAAGGTTTCCATAATTGGAGGGGGTGACGGTCAGGCGTTGCCGACTGTCGGGTAGGTGAGAGCATCGTAAAGGCCCCATGTTTCCACGAGGCCCTTGGCGTATTCGAGATCCCCGATGGCGCCGAAGCGTCGGAGCTGCGTGGTCGGGTAATAGGTTCCGTCGATCGACCAGAAGACGCTGCCCACGGCAGCCTTACCGACAACAAACTGAATGATGTAACTGCCGGTCGGGTAGCCGTCGCTGTCAACCAGCCGCATTGTCGGAGTCCATTCGCAGGCGTAGGGCATCAGGCGCGCAGCTCCTTCAGCGCCTCGTCCCTGGCAACGTTGAGTTCGGCCATTGCCTCGGCACTGCCGCCGGCGTCAGGGTGAGCTTTGCGAGCCAACTCCTTGTAGGCTTGCTCGATAGCATCGGCCGAGGGGACGCCGTTCGATCCCTCGAGTCCAAGCACCTCGCGCCAGTTCTTCTTGGTCGGTGCCGGCAGAGCCAGCAGACCGGTGAAGGTGGCACGCACGATGTGCAGGCCTCCATGGCGGAGTTCCGTCCGCCGGCCGTCGATGATGTGATAGATCGCCTGGACATTGTCCTCGACCTTCGGATAGCGATCGACGGCGATGCAGACTGACATCCCATCCCATGTGAACCAGACAGCAACGCCAGTGTCGGACGGCCGATCCTCGCCGAGTGTGACGTTCGAAGAGATCGTGATGTTCTCGACTTTTCTGCCGGAGTCAGCGGCGAACAGGTGCAATGACGACCGCACGTTCTTCAGAGCGCCTGGCAAGCCAGTCTTGAATTTCGAGGCGGTCTTGTTCTTGGTCCGCGGGATGTTGTGCGGCCAGGTGAGCGGGTAAGCGGTAGGTTCCATGTCAGATCACCAGGGTTAGATGTTCAGCCGCCCGGGTCGCCGCCGTGTAGAGCCAGCGATCGCGGTCTTCTCGGAATGCGCTGCTCTCGTCGAACACGCACACGTTCTGCCATTGCGAGCCCTGCGATTTGTGGCAGGTGATCGCGTAGCCGTATGTGAATTGCTGGGTGTCGCGCAGCTCCTTGAAGGGGATCTTCTGCGCCTCCACATCGTCGTCGAAGAACTCCTTGCGGACGGCTACCTTGATGGGGTCTTTCATTCGGTCAGGGTCGTCCGACATGATCGACAGGCTCACCGACTTCTTGAGCGCGCGGCGGCTCACGACTTCGAAGATTTCTCCGTTGGAGATCTTCTTGTCCTTGTCGTTGCGGAGGCAGATCAGCGGCTCGCCCTTCATCGGCAGGGGATCTTCCTTGCCGGCACGCATGCGTAGGCGCTTGTTGTAGGCCTGCCGCGTGCTGTTGCGCCCGACCAGCACTATGTTCGCGCCGGTGACCAGTTGAGGGTCAAGGTGCTGCCTGTCGGTGACGATCAGCCCGTCGGTGTTCATGTGCTCACCGCGGAACCTGCCCTCGCGGATCTGTGTGGCGAGCCAGACGATCGGGCTTTCGGCGGCCTGGCGGTGCACCTCCGTGAGGAGGTAATCCGGCTTCTGCTCGGTGAAGTAGCCGCCGCCCTTGACCGGCGGGAGTTGCCCCGGGTCTCCAAGGACGATGACGGGCTTCCCGAACGAGAGAAGTGCCTTGCCAACTTCCTCGTCTACCATGGAGCACTCGTCGATGACGATCAGCTTGAACTTGTCGAGCGCATCCGGTTCTCGGAGGGTGGTTTCCAAATCGCCGGTGACCGGGTGGATTTCGGTCTTGTAGATCAGCGAGTGAATGGTGCGGGCGCCTTTGCACCCCTTCTGCCGCATGACGCTGGCGGCCTTGCCGGTGTAAGCCGCGAAGGCGACCCTACCGTCGACGTGCTCGGCGAGATGCATGGCGAGGGTGGTCTTGCCGGTACCGGCGTAACCGGACAGGTAGAAGGTGGGCTTGTAACGCATGCGCAGCCAAGCGCCGGCAAGCGAGAGGGCTTCATTCTGTTGAGGACTCCATTGGGTCATGGCGCCCCCGCATAGATCAGTAGCACGAGGCCGAGGAAGACGACGGTGAAGACAATGGCGCCGCCCTTGATCCCGCCAAGGTTCGGGAACGCCCTATGCAAGACGAAAGCGAAGACAGCGCCGAGTACGAGAAGAGCAAAAAGCATGTCAGACTCCTGTGAGTGGTGCGTCCATTTTCAGGACGGGGACGAACCAGTTGATTCGGATGTTCTTCTGGTCACCGAAATCTTTTGCCTCAAATTCCCCGACGATCCAGGTTGGCTTTTCGCACCGCCGGTCATAGGCTCCATCCTGCCGGCGCCACCGCTTCCCGCCTGTCGTGCCGGTCGGAAGAGTGGCGCTGTATTCGGGTAAGGCTTCGAACTCCGCCTTGGTCAGGTGCAGCGGAGGGAGGCTGGCGTAATCGAAGCCGTGGCTGTTGCACTCACGAGCGTCCTTGCACATCTCCCTGTGCAGCTTCGCGTGGTCGTTGTCGCCGTAGTCCGAATCTCCACACTCCCTGCAGCTGTAGACCGGGATTGAACAGGCCGCGTCCGGATAGCATCCGCAGTTGGCGCCGCCGAGGATGACCATTAGGTGGCCGTTGGCGCAGTAGCGTTCGGTCATTTCTTTTTCCCCTTCTCGATTGGCTCCAGGACCAAACGGTATCCGAGCTCGTTCGCCATCTCCTCGACGTCCATGATGCTTGGGCTGCGGTAGCCGTGGCGCCAGTGGCGAACGGCGTTGAAATGGCGATTGATGCGGAAGGCCATGGCCTTGAGGCTGATCTTGCGGGCGCCCATCTCTGTGAAGAGCGCCTTCAATATTGGTGATGCCGTCCTTGGCTCTAATGTCATTTTATTGGCACCTCGAGGCCGTGCTGATTGATGAGCTCGGCGAGCCGGCGGGCGATCGCGTGGGTCTGTTCTTTCGAGATACCGTTGGTGGTACCCATCAGCGCGATCTGAAATTGTGCTCGGCCTTGGGCGTCGAGCAGCAGCAGGCCACCACCCACGATGCCGGAGTAGGGGATGATGCGGGCGTCGACCTTCATTGTGGTCATGCGAAAATCCTCCAGATGCCGTAGGCTACGAGCGCGATTGCTGCCCACAGACCAATTGAGACGAGGAACGCTGGCCGGAAGCGCCTGACAGGGACGGTGATCGCCTCCTCAGTCTCCCTCAGCTTTTTCGTGAGATCGTTTTGGCTCCGCACCCGTCTGATGGCGATGTCGATGTCAGCGGGGTCGAGGTTCTGGATGACCTGAAGATCCACCGAGCTGATCAGCACCTTGTGGTCGACGGCTGCCTCGCACATCGTTCTGATCTCTGCCGCCTTCCTCAAACGCGGCCGCAATGGATCGCCCATGGTAACCGCTAAGAGACCGCGGCCGCCGATCGAGCGCCATTCTTCAGTGGCTTCGTCGTAGTCGGATTTGTGTTTGCTGAAGGCGAAAAGGAACGGGTCGATCTTCGACAGCAGATCGTAGGTCGAAACCCATGCCATGGCGGACAATGCAGCGGTGCCGGTCATGCTGCACCGCCCTTCAGGCGCTTCACCTTGTCGATGATGATGCGCGGGTAGCGCTGCTTGAAAATGTCCCGGGCCTCGTTCGGGTCTTTGGCTTCGATGTCGATGTGCCCGCCGCCGTCGTAGTGGACGCGGAACAGGGTCAGTTCCTCAGTTTGAGATTTCATTTCGGTTCTCCGGGTTTCGCATATTTGCGGGGTTGGAAGGGACGGGAGGGCCACTTGCTCTTGCGTGGTGGCGGCTCTTCGCCCTGGTCCTTCGCCAACAAGCGGCGTCGGAAGTTCTCCTCTGAGTCAGAGACTCGGTGCATTTTTGCGATTTTGCCGACGTCGCCGTCTGCGGTAGTGATCCGTTTCTCCCCGCCGCGCCCAAAGGTCTTTTCCTTGTGCTCGGCGAGAAGCAGCATATCGATGTGGTCCGGGTCGTTGGCTGGTGGGACCGTGTCACCTGTATGTGGATTGATGGGCCGGAGCGCGAGTGCCGGGTTGTGGTCGAACTGAACGTCAGCGACGCTCAGTCCGAACCTTCGGAGGGCAGCTATGAGTTTGACGCGGTCCGGTATCGCTTTGCGCTTTACCTTCTCTCGCATCCGTCTCAGAGCCGCCCGCCTCCGTTCTGGTAATTATTGAGGAGGTTGGCGATGGTCTCCGCCTTGCTCGGGTCAACCATGTGGCAGACCACGCCCTCTTCGTTACCCTCCAAGATGTGCCGTCCGGTGACGCGTGACTCGACCACGTAGGTCTGGTCTTCATCGGAGAGGTGGATAGTAATCGTCTTATAGCGCGCCTCCATGATTACGCCTCCACAACAGGGGTTTCGGTGGCTTTGCCCTGTTCGGGCTCGAGCGGCTTCAGCTTGCGGGTCAGGTGAACCGCCTTGAGGGAGGCGAAGCTGCCGCTCTCGTCGCGAACCCACACCATTTCGTCGTGGACCGCGAGCACCGTGACCTTCTCGAGTTCCTTCCCGTCGATGCCAGCGGGGCGCCAGGCCTCATCGCCAACCGCGAAGAATGGGCGGACCAGCTTGAGCTCGTCGGCAGTGACCGCAAAGCCTTGGTATTGCACGTCGACATAGACACTTTCTGGCTTTGACTGATCGTACTTCACGACACCTGGCACCAGGACCAGGTCACCTTTGCGAAATTGCTGTTGCATAATCGCCTCCTCAAGCGAACGGTGTGCCGGCCAAGCCGCGCGATTGGTTGAGCCAGTGACGGGCGGTGTGCTTGGCCTCCGCATCGATGTGTGCCGCCTTGTTGACGCACCAATCGAGAAAGCCGAAGTCCATCTCCTCCCACGTTTTCCCGTAGTTTTGGCCGAACCTGACGGTGAGCTGCAGAACCGGAGCGCCGGTTAGCTCGATCAGTTTTTGCGGATGCTTCATCAGCATCTGCCGCGCGAGTATGTGCGCCGTTACGTAGCAGTCTGGACCGGCACGGTGCGGGGGGAGCGTCAGCTCGGACCGCGCAAAGTCTTCCTCGAGGTTGAGGTAGTACCGGAGGGCTTGGTTGGAAAAGCTGGGCGCGTCAGGCCACAAGTGCTTGGCGCACTTCATTGTGCAAATCCAGGGGAAGGCCCCGCCGGCAAAGAACGACCGCTCGAACTCTGCATGGTGAGCGCAGAAGATGTCGCCGGGCTCCATGCCGTCCATCAGGATCATGCAAGCCTTGCCAGGGTCGATCGCGCCGGCGACCATGTCATCGCTGATATGATGAACTGCCCGAGCTTCGGGCGGGATGGCGATTCCGGGATTGACGAGCATGGTCGTCGGGCGGGAAACGATCCCTGCCTCATCGACGTCGCAAAACGCGGCCTCGACAATGCCCACGGCCTTTCCTCTTTGGCGATCTTCCGGCGTCCCGGTAGTTTCGAAGTCAACCACGCGCAATTTCATGGCCTCACCTCCACTGCCAGAGCATCGGCCATGACTGCGGCCTGCAGCTGCTCCTTGGCAGCCTGGAGGTCGTCGAGGGCCCATTTGGCGAGGCCTTTCAGGAGCGTCTCGCCCGGGAAGTGCTCCCGCGCCAGGGCCTCGATGGCATCCTTCATGGTGTAGTCACCGTGGTCGACGTGGATCGACATACGGTACCGGCCGCCTTCTTTTTCGAACCGGTGCACCGCATCAAGGACGCGCTCCTGTCGCGCGACCTTCTCGGTGAGTTGGAATATCTCTTCTGTGTATTTTCTCACGATTAAATCCTCTGCCGTTTCACTCCCCAGCATTCGCGCTGAGGTTTACGGAGCCCCTTGCAAGGGCTCCGATTTCAATTCAGGGTTAGGGGTATTTGCCGACATTTAACTTTTCGACATCGAGCAGGGACTTGATTTTGTGGACGAACATGGCGTGCTCGCCGGCCCACGCCTCCTCCTTCACCTGCTGCTGGATCGCCCAGTCGGACATGTCGATGCAGGCCTTTAGCAATGGATGCGTGTAGGCGGGTGTCGCTTCTTTCCAGTCGACCGCCGCCTGCTTGAGCACGCCGCGCCGGCCGCGAGGATCGAGATCTGGCAGGAGGGCAACGCCGAGTAGCTTCTCGGCGGCTTCAGCGGCTTTCGCCTTGTCCGCGGGGAAGACATCGACTTCTGGGACCGCTGGTGGCACCAAGTCCTTCTTGGTCTCGGTTTTGGTCTGCTGGGTGTTCCCGGCGTCTTTGTTCTCTGGCTGCCGCTCCTGCTTCCGCGATGCCCTCCCGTCGCCGGTGTTGTTGATCCGCTGCTGGCGTGGCTCCTGCTGGCTGCCCGCGGGCTGCGTCTCCCGCGGCTGCTGCATTGGGGGCTGCTGCTTGTTCTCGATCGATGGCGTGGCGTTGCCTTCGATGACTTCGCCCGTGAACGGGTTGGTCCGCTCGACCACGCGGTTCGGTGTGAAGTCGAACAACTCGTCCTGGCGCTCGAGGAGCGCGCGGATCTTGTCGTTGTTGACCGAGATATACTTGGCGCCGCGCCGGAGCACGGCCTTCTTGTACATTTCATTCGTCCAGTTCTTCCAGGCAGGCGAGTCGGGCGCCTTCGAAGCCTTCCGAACGTTCTCAAAGTCGACGATCGACATGGTCTCGAGGTGCATGACCCGCTTATGCTCGTCTCGGAAGACAACGTAGCCGCCGACCACCTTGCCGCGGTCGGTAGCGAACCGGTCGGACACATGGGAAAGGGAGTCGGGATCGGACTCGTCCAGCGTGAACACGTCCTTCTCGAAGACGAGGTTACAGACGATGTTGAAGACGCCGCCGAGTTCCTTCATCCGTTTGATGATGCCTTGCACCATCGGCTGATACTGAAGCTCACCCTTGTAGGGGATCATGGCGGCTTCTTTGTTGTCCGGCACGAGGCCGTCGGCCGCGCACTTCGAGATCTCGCGTTTGATACTGTTCTCGGAGCACTTGAGAATGTCCGGGTTCTGCTGAACGGCGATCATGAAGACGGACCGGAGGCGGTCGAAGCTCTTGCCGCTGTCTAGTACAAGCGGCTCGAGTTCAACGCGCAGGCCGTCGATCAGGCGGCCAGCTTCAACGGTTGTTAGGCTGTTCATACTGGATTCCTCGATTGTAGGAGGGCATGACCGAGTGGTTGAGCCGAAGCGGCGCCTTGGGCGGGGGCGTCCAGAGCTGAGCCGGACCCCACTGGTTCATGTAGGAGTGGTAAACTTCGACCGTGTCGGCCACGATGTTGCGAGCGTGCTCGAACATCCTGTCGGCGGTGTCGATCGAGAGGGTGACCGGGATCATCCCGGAGTCCTTGCGGATCATTACCCAAACCCACTCGACGCCGTCGCCCTCGAGTAAGCTCTTGATGAAACCATCGCGAGGAGCGTCACCGTAGACGGCGCCGTAGGCGAGGAGCTTCTTCGCTTCTTGGAAGAGCTCCATATATGCCGCGACCTGGATGTCGTAGCACATGTCGTAGACCTTAAAGATGCCGGCTTGCTCGTGCGTTCCGCCCTTGTAGGTGTCGAATGATTTGAGGTCGACGATCAATGACTTGACGCGATCGCCGGCCGGCGGGATGGCGTAGTCGAGACGGCACTTGCGCCGGACGCCGTTGATGGTGACGATGATGGACAGCTCGGCCGCACCACTGATGAGCGAGCCGGCGACCATGACAGACGCGAGGGTAGGATCGCGCGTCATATTAGCGACAGCATCCTCAATCTCCTGCACCTGTCGGTCGTCGAGGGTTTCGTGGTCCGGATGGTCGAAATACCAGCGGGCAAGGATTTCGTCGAAGAACGGCGGGCATTCGTCCAACTCTCGAGCTCGGGCCATCAGCTCCGGCTTGTTGCCGGTGAGCTTCTGCCCGTGCATGCGGAGGAACTCCTTGATCTGGTCAGTGGTGTTGAGTGCGTCCGGGTAGTCGCTCGGTACCGGCGGATTGGCATAACGCTCTTCGAACGCCGCCTTGCCCTCGAGCACGCGGCAATGCCACGCGCGGCCCCAGGTCAGATATTTCGGATCGCTCTTGCGCGGGCGGAGCCGGTCGTACTGCCACTTGCAGGGATCTTTCGCCAGCTGCATGAACGAGGTCGAGCCGATCGCCGTGTCGGCGTGGTAGATCTCCTCCGGAAGGCCGAAGTAGATGCCGTCCGGCAACTGGTAGCGGCCGTCGGCGTCTGGCTTGAAATCGAGGTAGGTTTTCACAGGCCACCCTCCTTCGTCGTCACCCGGTACCGGATGATATCGCTGTTGAAATTCGAGTCGTCGGGATTGGAGTGCTTCCACCAGAGCCGCTGAACTCGAGCTTTGTCGGTGCGGCCGTCACGCGTCTGGATCTCGACGAGCGTATTGTCAGGAAGTTCCGGCTTCTCGCGATCGCCGGACCAAACGATAAAAGCCTCGTTTTCGAAGATGCCTTCCTCAAGGGGAGGAATGACGACGTCTGGCAGAGCGCCGTCCATCATGTCGGCCAGCGCGCGAAGCATGCGTGCTGACTTCTCGGCATCGCCGTGGAAGGAGCTGACGCGGGCGTGAAACTGATAGGCAGCGTCGACCTTGATCTCTGTGCCAACCTTGATGTCCCGGCCGCCGTTGAGCCGGGTCCATGCCTCGTCATAGGAGCTGGTGAAACCGGCCGCCTTGATGATCTCTTCCTGAGAGATCTCGACAACGAACCTCTCGCGGCCGGCTGCTGCGATGATCTTCATGCGACACCGCCTTTAAGCAGGGTCACGCCGTCGACAAACCGCGAATCCCACATAGCTCGGAAATCCGTGTCGGGGCTCAAGGTGCCGGCGGAGATAGCCTCGAGGAGCTCGACAACGCGGGATTCGGCAGCCTCGTCGCTCTCCGCCTTGAACTGGTATCCGTGGTTGGCAGGCTCCAGTCTGTGCACGGGAGGCTCAACCGGATGGGCAGGGTCGAGCGCGAACACCAGGAGCTCGTGCGTCATCCCCTCTTTGTAGAGTGTGGGAGCCTGCTGGCCCGGGAGATCGGTCGTAAGGTCGTAGAGGAACACGACGTAGCAATCCCAAAGAGGGTGCGCCCAAGCCGCCTCGACGATCCACGTCTTGTTGAATGCGCCGGTGGCCGGCGCTGCGGGAATATGTTCGCGGAATGTCATTCGGCTGCCTCCAGCTGAGCGCCGGCAACACGACCGTCCTCGATGACGATCGCGGTATCGCGAGGCGACTGCACGGACTCGAGCCAGATCTGCATGTCCTGCTCTTCCGCGTAGGTAGCGAGCAGCTTCATCGAGTCGGTGTCGAGCAGCGAGCCGTCACGCACTCGGATGACGCGGAGCTTCGGGTTCATGGCGCCGGCAACAGCGACAGACACGCGAAGCTGCTCGGCGTCGCTCGCCTGATCGAAAGGCTGGCCGTTGACAAGGATCGAGTCATCGGTCAGCTCAAGGCCGCCGACAGGGAGCTCCGCGCGCCTGACCGCCCTGGAGGCCGCTTCCTTGCGGTCGTCGATGGCTTTGGTGTAGGCGGCGCTCTTCTCCTCGGCTGCCTTCAATTCGTTCTGCAGCGTCGCGCGCTGCTGCTTGCGGTCCACGTAGCGGTTGGTCTCTTCCGCCTTGGTGATCTGCTGGCGGATGGTCTCGATGTCGACCTTCTCGCCGCTCGTGTCGATGCCATCGACTTCATCGCGCAGTTCCTCAATCGCCAGCTCGTCCGCAATGATGGCGGCTTGCAGAGTTTTGATCTGTGCCTTGCGGGTGGCGTTGATCGAGTCGAGGGACTGGATGCGCTGATCGATGTTCTGCCGTTTGGTGATGGCGGCATCGATCTTGCTATTGTGATCCATCGCCCTGGAGAGCTCGCCCATTAGGGATTCGGCGCTGATCCGCTGGTCGGGGGTGTCCTCCGGCACGGCAATGGCGTCGATGCGGGCCTTCAGATCGCGAACGGTGCGGTTGACGTCGGTCCGGGCCTCGAAGTCCGCCTTGTTTTTGGCTTCGGCATCGGCGAAGTCATAGTCCTTCACCAGCGCCCGCAGCGCCACCACCTGCTCCTGTGGCTTCATACGAGCGAAGGCGAGGGGGTCGAAGGTAAGGTCGCCGATGAAGGTCTCGAGCAGCTTGACCGGGCTGTCCGCCTTGAAGCCATCCTTGTTCTTCACCGTCAGGGCGATGGTGACGTCGCCGTCTGGCTTCCGCTTGAAGGTCTTGGTGACGATGTAGTCGCCAAGGTCGATCTCGACGAACCCCTTCTCGGCACCTTCGCGGATTGGGCTCGACTGCACCACCTTGTTGGAGTCGAGCGCCCACCAGATCGCGTCTAGGATTGACGTCTTGCCCTGGCCGTTCTTGCCCGTGATCTCAACAAGATTGCCATCTGGTCGGATCTCGACGGCAACCAGCCGCTTAATATTTTCTGCCTGCAATGAAACGATCTTCACGACTTAATCCTCAGTTGGATGATCTTCTGCTCTTGCTTCCGCGATGAAATTTTCGCGGACTTTCTCTGGCAATCGCCGCCATCGGCGGGCGCATGCCTGCTCCGGGGTCTCCGGGATCTGTTTGCCGTTGAGATTGAGCACCAGGCAGGAGCCAACCCCGAAGGCGATGAAGCGTTGGTAGATTTCGAAAGCGCGGCCTTCGATCAGCTCGTGGTCGGTCAAAGATCCACCCCATGCGCTCGTGCGAGGCACTGAACGCGGGACGATTCGATGAGCTCTTTCTGCCCGGCGGACAGCTGTTCGCCGCGGTGCCACGCCTTGATGGCCTCAACCGTGGCGGAGCGAACGTCGGAGGCTTTCGCCAATGCAGATTGTATTGAGTGAATCATGGGATCCGCGAAACTGCCGTTATCTACGTATCGAATGAACTAGATAATACGCATCGTATCGTAGGTGTCAACGGTGCGGTAAATTAATTCGCAACGTATTGACTGTCGGCATGAGCGGGGAGCATAAAAGAGAAAAGCCCCGCACCTCTTTGCAGGAGGTCGGGGCTGAGACTGGAAGGCAAATTCGTTTCGCGGCGAAGATCTCCAGTAGCGCTGAATATACATACACAACGTATTATTTCAAGCTACTCGTCCTCGCTTTGTTCCAAATCCTGTCCAGTTTGCATCATGTGAATGACGCGAACCGGTTCGCCCATGATGTAGATCCGAGCAAGAACGGGATTTGATCTGGCTCAAGGGGTTTCTGGCGGCGAAAGCTGGCAGCCTGCCCTGATCAACGGAGACGTCTCCGAAAAAGAGGCTGATATGGTGGGGCGGACGAGCACGCTGCCATCTGTGGGATAAGCGGTGGTCGGCTCGGTCGGGCAGATACTCCTTCCACTCCAGGGAACACGCTTCTACTCGGAGCGTGGTTCTTGGTTTGTGGGCATCACAGTGATCTCTCAATCGAGCAGGGGAAAGAAATTCAAGACTTCATGAAGGGTAGAGAAGGTATTGATAGACCCCATGAGCTCTTAACGTTTACGCTCTGTGGTTGTCTCAAGCGGTCGATTCAGAAAAACGCGGACTCCGAAATCAAATCGAGCGCCCGAACCACATGACCCGGCCCGCAACATTGAGCAGATCGACTTCGCCTGAAGTGACTTCTTCCGCGGGGTACTTAGGGTTGTCGCTTATCAGTTGAAGGGAGCCATTCATCCTCCCGTGAATTCGCTTCACCAGAACCATGTCCCCGTAAATCACGACATAGATGGCGTTGTCCTTGACCCGGTTTATCGAGGTGTCGACGAGCAAGACGTCACCGTCTCGAATTGTCTCCTCCATGCTATCACCGCGGGCGCTGAGGATGCGAGCGGCCGACGGATTGACGCCTTTCGCGCGCAGCCAGTGAGATTGGAAAGCGAGATATTCCAGCGGATCTTCGCCATACGGAACCAACCCGTTCCCCGCTGATGCCTGGACATCAAGACGCGGAATCAATGCGAATTCCTGGGAGCCCCCGACTTCCGTCTGGAAATAGAAGACGTCGCCGTCGGCTTTACCTTGGACGATCGCCGTCACTTCGGACTCGGCGCCGATTGAAGTCGCTTTATACGCGTCGTCGGGAGTCCCGAACATCAACCAAGCGGGGTCTACATTAAAATGCTGGGCGTATTTGATCGCGGCAAGGCGATCGAATTCGCGCGTACCATTTTCATGCGCTGTGTAGGTGACAATCTTCGTATTGATCCGACGCGCGGCATCCGATGCGGTCTTATCACCTGCTTTTGCCCGGGCAAAACGTAGCCGAGCGTGCGGAGTATCCAACTTCATACTCTCTGAAACTCCTCTTTTGTGTGGCTTCATACGTTTCGTATTGACCGCATAAAAATGCGTTCCGTATATATTACCTCAAATTGGAGACGTAAAGCCAGATGGAAGCCAAAGAACTTGCGGTAAAAGAAAACGGCTACGAGGCCAAGCTCACCGGGGACCAGGTGCGGTTCATCCGCACGATGCTCGGAGAGAGCCAAGCGACCTTCGCAATGCGCTTCGCAGTTCAGCAGCCGGTCATCTTCCGGTTGGAGAAAAAGCGGACGGTCGAGCAGGGCCCGATCATCATCCTCATCGACATGCTGGCGAAGCAGTTCAGCATCGAGGTGCCGGAGAAGCCCATCCGCCGGCCAGATCCAGAGCCGGCCGCGGCGGCTGAATGAGGCGGTCGCGATGGGGGCGGTACGAGGGAAAGGTTGGACGAGGGAGCGGGACGGCATCCTTCGTGATCTGGCAGCGAAGGAATTATCCGCGCGCCAGATAGCATCGAAGATGGGGCTCAGTAACGTCCTCGTTTCGAAGCGCATCAAGAAATTGGGCTTGCGTGAGGTGACTGAACCCAAGGCGCCACCCCAGCCCAACCACATCATCGATTACAAGCGAGCGCGCCGAGGCTTCCATGTGCCGGCTCATCTCGAGAACCAATACTTCGAACTGATCAGGTCCGGAGTGTCCATCGCCGAGGCATGCCGGCGGCTGGAAATCAACGTGCATGCGCCAGCACAGAGGTGAGAGATGATGAGTAAGGACCACAATCAGAAAACAGAACAGGAGCTCCACGAAGAGCGCGTGTTCCTGAACGCGTACACGGATCTGAAGGGCCACAAGTCCGACATGGCGAGCACGAAGGGCGACATGGGCGCCATCTACAAGCGCCTGAAGGATCTCGGCTGGTCGAAGGCCGATGTCGAGTTCGCCTTCACGCTCGAAGACAAGGATGTCGGCAAGGTCGTCGCCGAGTTCGAGCGCCGCATCCGCATCGCAAAGATGTTCGGCCACCAGGTCGGCCGGCAGATCGATCTCCTCGACAAGGATCGGACGCCGCAGGACGAGCGCGCCTACGAGGAAGGCCTCGCGGCCGGCAAGCTGCGCAAGAGCGCAAGCAATCCGTACCAGCCTGGTTCGGAAGAGTTTCAGCGTTGGCAGGACGGCATGAACGAAGGCACCGCCTGGATCAATGCCGAAACTGACAAGGCCGTCAACGGCGAGCAGGCGCCGGACTGATACCACCTGCAGACTACCGACGACCCCCGGCAACAATGCCACAAGATGGAGAAGACCAATGGAAAAGACGTTTCAGTTCGAGCTCGACGACAAGGTGAAGCTCGAGCTCAGCAACGAGACCGGCATGGTCATCGGCCGCGCTGAATTCACGACCAAAGACCCCCAATACCTCGTTCGTTACAAGGCTGCCGACGGTCGCCTGGTCGAAGCATGGTGGGATGAGGACGCGATCCTCGCGGCCTGACCCGTGTCATGGCCTACCGCCTCTCACGCTACCAGCAAGCAAGGCTGGATGCCGCATTCGCACGGGCTGATCGCGAGTCGGCGCTGAGGAAGCAGGACGGGCGCTGCAAGTACTGCCTCTGCAAACTCAACTACAAAAACGTCACCCGGGATCACGTCGTTGCCCGGGCGACAGGTGGCCTAGACCACCGAAACAACATCGTCGCGGCCTGTGTCCGGTGCAACCGGCTCAAGGGGTCGATGTCGGTCAAGCTGTTCTTGCGTCTGATCACTCACCCGCTTCCAGGCGAGCACATGGTCTACCGGATGATCTGGTTCGACCGCCGGCTCAACATCGCGCTCGATGAAATGGAAAAGAACGTGTTCCGCGCTGTGGGGATCAAACAATAATGCGACTGCTTGCTTACGGAGGTCTGGCTAACTGGCCGTTCGGCGATCTGATGCCGGGCAGCTTTGATTTCATGATGGTGGACTATCCGTGGCAGCAGGAGATGTACTCCAAGCGCGGTGAGAAGAAGGCGCCGCAGGGCAAATACAAAACCATGACGGTCGAGGAAGGCCTTTCCCTTCCAGTCATGGACCTTGCGGCGCCTAACACCGTCATGTGGATGTGGGCCATCAACCCAATGCTCGATCAGGCCTTCATCCTCATGAAGGGGTGGGGCTTCGAGTTCAAGACCGCCGGCACCTGGCTGAAGACCACGAAGCACGGGAAGATCCATTTCGGTACCGGCTATATCCTTCGCGGCAGCAACGAACCGTTTCTGATCGGGACGCGTGGCAACCCGAAGACGTCGAAGAGCGTCCGCTCCGGCTTCACCGGATTGGCACGTCGTCATTCTGAAAAGCCTGAAGAGGCATTCGTTGCAGCTGAAAAGCTGATGCCGAACGCCAACCGCCTCGAGCTGTTCAGCCGCACCGATCGGCCGGGCTGGCAGTCGTGGGGTGACGAAGCTGGCAAGTTCAACCCGCTCGAGGTGGCGGCATGAAGAACGCGGCCATCTTCCTCTGCGACACGACCGGCATCATGGCCCGGCCATGGGCCGAGGCCGGCGTCGAATGCTACTGCGTCGATATCCAGAACGGGTTCAAGCGCAGCAAGGCGATCGGCAACCTCCATTTCGTGTGGGGTGATGTCCGCAGCTGGACGCCGCCGCGCCGCAAGATCCTGTTTGTCGCGGCCTTCCCGCCGTGCACGCACGTTGCCAACAGCGGCAGCCAGCATTTCGAGCAGAAGGGCGGGGTAATGCTGCGCGATGCGCTCGAGGTGTTCGAGGCGTGCCGCATGGCGGCCGCGTGGTCGGGCGCTCCCTACTGCATTGAGAACCCGAAGGGGTTCCTGTCGAACGTGCCGCACATCGGCAAGCCCGACTACATGTTCCACCCTTGGCAATTCGCCGGGTACCACAGCGCCGATCATTACACCAAGGAAACGCATCTCTGGACCGGCAATGGTTTCGTCATGCCGCTTCACCGGCCTTACTACGAGAACGCGACGCCTCCGGACAATCGCATCCACATGGCCGCCGGCTCCGGTTTCCGCGGCGATGCCCGAAGCAAGACGCCGATCGGCTTCTCCCGTGCCGTGTTCGACGCCAACGCGCCAGCATCAATCAGGAGAGCAGCATGAATTACGATCCCAAGGGCGCTCCCGGTTCATATTTCGTCTTCGATCCAGGTCGGACCACGGGCTTCGCTTACTGCCTCGCCGGTGGCGAGCGGATGCGAAGCGGCACCTGGCGCTTCAAGCAGGAGTCGCCGGGCGCGGCCTACGCCGAGTTCGTCGGATACCTGAAGCGCATGTTGACGGGGCTGCCTGACCCGCTGGTTGGCATCGAACTTATGACCGTCGTCGACCATGGCGAAAACGGGAAGTCAGCGATCGACGCTCAGCAGGTGATGTTCTCGTCAGGCTGGCCGACCCATGCGCAGACGCTTTGCCACACGATGGGCCTGCGCGAGCCGCAGCTGATCGCCATCTCGACCTGGCGTTCGAAAACTCATCGCAAGATGCGGGTGCCGGACAGCATGAAGAACTTCAAGCAGGCCGATAAGTCGAAGTGGTTGAAGCAGCAGGCCAAGGACTACTGCGACCGGCAGGGCTGGGGCTACAACTCAGAAGACGAGGCGGAAGCGCTCTGCATGCTCGACGCTCTGCGCATGATGCACGAGCCGTCATATGCCTTCGACAAGGGCGCGTCCTACCAGCAGGAGTCGTTCCTGTGACAGGTCGTATTCCGTGCATCAACCCCTGCTGCAAGCGCACGGCCTCGGCTGAGAAATACAGCTACGAGATCATTTGCGGGAAGTGCTTCCGCAATCTGCCAGTCGAGATGCGCAACACGCACCGCTTCTACTGGCGGCAGCTCCGCAAATGGGAGCGCCGCATCACCAAGACCACCGACGAGCTCAAGCGCGAACGCATGAAGCCGATCTGCAACATGTGGTCGGACAAAATTACCCGCCATTGGGACGAGCAAATCAAGGCGACCTTCAGCAGCGAGAAGCCCGAAGGCATCGACGCCTTCCTCGAAGAAATGGGCCTGTAATGCGATTCACAGATCAGTTTCTCGACGACCTCCGCGAGCGCGTGTCTATATCCGATGTGGTCGGTACCCGTGTGACGTGGGAACGGTCGAAGACCCGGCCGCAGCGGGGCGACTATTGGGGGTGCTGCCCGTTCCACGGCGAGTCGCGCCCGTCCTTCCACTGCGAGGATAAGAAGGGCCGGTACCACTGCTTCGGTTGCGGCGCGTCGGGCAACCACTTCAAATTCTTCATGGACCTGGATGGCGTGACGTTCCCGCGCGCCGTCGAAATCGTGGCTTCGTTGGCTGGCGTCAGCTTACCGGGATCGGAAGAGACCGCGGATGAAAAACGCGAGCGCATGAAGCGAGAGGCAGATCGCGCGCGCCGTAACGTCCAGAAGGAAGCTGACGACCGCCGCGAGCAGGAGCGCAAGGCGGAGTCGGTGCGCTCTATTTGGGAGGGAGGCGTCGCGATCGCCGGCACGCTCGCAGAAACCTACCTCCGCACCCGATCGATCGAGCTGGCCGACTTTCCTGCCGGCATGGCGTGGATGCCGAGCCTTCGCTTTCACTCGCGCCTCAAGTTGGGCACGGAGCGGCACCCGGCGCTGATCGGCGGGGTTCAGAGCAAGAGCCGGAAGCTGGTCGCCGTGTGGCGCATCTTCCTTGGTCCGGACGGCAAGGCCATTTCCGATAAGGAAGGCAAGAAGGTGAAGCTCGGCTTCGGCCCGGCGACCGGTGGAGCGGTGCGGCTTGGCCCGGTAACGGAGACGCTGCGCCTCACGGAAGGCATCGAGACCGGGCTGGGCGTCATGCTGCTGACTAAGCCGAACGCCTCGACGTGGGCCACACTTTCCACCTCCGGCATGATGAATTTCGAAATCCCCGAGGGCGTCAAGCGCCTCGAGATCTACGCGGATGGTGATCGCCACCGCCTCAATAACAAGACGGGCGACCTGATGGAGCCGCCCGGAATCGTCGCGGCGAAGAAACTCCAGGAACGTGCAAGGCAAGAAGGCGTCGAGGCGGTCGTGCACCCGTCGCCTGAACCTGACGACTGGCTGGACGTATGGGTTCAAAGGAAGAAAGATGAGCAACGCATCTCCCACTATCGGTAACCTCAAGCTCGAGCAGTTGGTGCTCGGCTGCATCCTCCTCAACGAGGAGAACTACTGGCACGTCTCTGAAATTCTGACGATCGAGCTGTTCGCATCCGAAGACCACCAGAAGATCTTTGCCATTATTCATGAGCTGGCATGCGACGGCCGCGCTATCCGGGTTCCGATCGTCGCCGGCCGCATCGGCAGCCTCAGCGAGGATAAAGACCCAGAAGCGTATGTGTCGATGCTGCTGCATGTGGCATCGCGCGAGGAAGGCATCCCGCTCCAGGACTACGCCTATGAACTGCGCTCGTCCGCGACCAGGCGCAAGGTGATCGCGCTCGCCGAAAACATGATCAAGACGGCGAACGACCTGAAGTACGACCCGGACCAGATCGTTGACCGGGCATCGGAACGCCTGGCTGATATCTCCCGGGCGTCGGCGATCGAGCACGAGTCGACCGTGTCCAGCACCATCGGCCAAGTGGTGAAAATGGCGGGCGATAGCAGCAGCTCAATGGCAATCCGCCCCTGCTTGAATGGCTTGGAGAAGATGATCGGCTCGCTGGCGACGGGCTCTCTCGTTTTGTGGGGTGGAGCGCCCGGCTCTGGCAAGACCGCAATGGCGATGCAGCAGATGCTGTTCTCGAGCACCATCCACCCGACATCGCTGTTCGAATTGGAGATGGATAACCGGTCTCTGGTGGTGCGCTCGGTCGCTGGTGAAACCGGCGTTTCCATGCGCGACATCATGCGCGGCCTGAACGATGATCAGTTCGAGGCGCTGATAGCAGCACAGCGCTCGTTCGCGAACCGCAAGCTGAACATCGTAGCACCGTCGAAGATGACGATCCAACAGATCCGCAGCCGGGCCTATGCGCACAAACGAAAGTTCGGCCTGGATCTTCTTGCTGTCGACCACCTGAAGCTGGTGGATCGGCCGAGCAAGACGCGCATGGACCCGGTCGAGCGCGCCTATGAAAACGCTCGCGACCTAAAGGCCCTCGCGAAGGATCTCAATTGCTGCGTCATCGGGCTCTGCCAGTTCACCAAGGCGGCGCGTCAGAAGGAACAGCCGGAGCCTGAGATGGAAGACTTCTATGGCGGCTCGCTCGAGGAGCACGCTGACCTGATGCTCGCCAACTTCAATCGAAACGACTGGCATAAGCGCAATCCCCCGATGACCAACAAAGGCAACCTGAAGGAGGAGTGGGACCGCAAGGTGCAGAGCACCGCAGGAAAGATCGAAGTCTACAAATTGAAGGACCGCTTCGGGTCGCCACGCGATCGGCACATCTTCGATTGGGACGGGAAGATCACGCAATTCAAGGACCAAGTTTTCGAAACGCAGACCTCGTTCCTCTCGCAGGACGAGCGTGAGTTCGACCTGGGAGCAACCGCATGAACGACTTTTCTTACGAGCTTGAAACCGTCGCCACCGTCGGCACTTTCGCGAAGCTTCGGACATCGAGGGACGGAGAGCTCAAGCCCATCCTCGAAAGGGGCGGCCGGCCGAAAATCTACAAGAGCAGGACCGAGGCAATCCAAGATCTGCTCGACCACATCGTCGCCTACATCAACGGCCGCCTGGTCCGTGATGGCGAAATAGCCGGAGAGACGGCAGCAGAAGCGGAGGCGGTATTCAAGGCGCCGCTCCGGCAGAAGGGGAAAACCCGGGTGATCACAGTAGCTTACAAGGGGCGAGGCGATGGGGAAGACAAAGCACAGCGACAGCAGCATCTACGTGGTGTGGGTTCTATGGCTGATCGGGATGTCGGAGAAGAAGATCGGCCTCGTCGCGTCGAAGGGCGGCAAGCAGGTGTCCGGCATCGTATCTCGCTCCCCCTACGCTAACCGATCGGCGATGAGCGACGACCAAAGGCAGAAGGCGCTCGACGAACTGGCGTCGGTGCGCGTCGGCGAGGACGGGAAGAAGATGGACGGCGGCATCCTCGACCGCATTCCAATGAAGATCATTCCGCTGCAGGGGCGGCAGCTGAAAAGGAGCAAATGAAGTGGCAACGGGACAAGGCATTCTCGAGAGACTGAAGCGCGCGAGGGAGATGCCGCCGGCCGACACGAAGGCCGGAGTCCTTCCGCTCGTCGCCTTCTATGGCCGCGATCAGCAGCAGGAGGAATTGCGCAACCGCTTCTACTCCGCAATGGAACGGGCGATGGCATTCCGAGAGGACGACTTCCCGGACCAGATGGGCGGCGGAAAGAAACCGCACTGGACATTGGTCGACCTTCGCGATGCGATCGCGGTGGTCAATGCCAACTCCAGCCCGATCGAGTTCCTGGTATCGCGCGGGGAGATGCAGACGGGCAGGGATCTCGAGGGGATGGGTGGTGTTCGCTTCCACACTGCACTTCGCCTGCGCGATCTCATCGACGGGGCCAGGGTGAACGGCATGAAGTCGCCGAACCTCGAGGGTGGCGGCGGAGGGGGCGGCAAGTCGGCCGACATCCGCGGCTATCAGCTCGACTGCATCAAGCTCCTCGGCCGGGTGAAGGCCGACATGCCGGAGCAATGGATATTCCCCATGCTCGAGTCGGTAGTGTTCATGGATGAATGGATGGACCTTTGGCCGGTGACCGATGGTCCGGTAGCGAGGAGGGAGGCGCTGAGGAAGCGGCGGCTGAAGACAATTCAGGCCCTCCACTTCGCTCTCGATCGAGCAAGCCTTAGCCTGGGGTATATGCAGGAGAATGATTTCAGGCAGCGGTGGGGTCTTGACGCACCAGCCCAGCCTTACGCAGCTCGTCGTCATACTCAGGCGTCCACGGCTTCAAACCAGCTCGGACTGCTGACATCGCAAGGCGCTCGGAAACGGTGAGCTCTCGCTTGCCGGTGGAGATCAGGCTGACAGTGTTGCTGCCAGTGATACCCATCAGCTCGGCGGCCTGGCTGATTTGCCGGCCGTTGAAGCCGAGCCGGGCAACCCATACCCTGAAGTCGTTTATTGCAGTCTTCATGTTTCCTCCTGCATGTCCTGGGTAACCTTTTCGGCGACATCGAAGTTGGCCTTGTTCACCACCAGCAGCTTGGCAAGAACGTGGACGGAGTGCGGGATGTCCTGCTCTCCGTCCAGCCATTTCATGACCCTGCTTTGCGGCACGCCGCAGATCTCCGCGAAGTAGGTGGGGGTCGTATTCATCTCGTCAATGAGCACAGCCAGCTCGGCGCCGGTCAGCCGGATGTAGCCGCCGGCCTTCCTGGTATCTATCGTGCGGCTTTCGTAGAGGCGGATGACCGCCTCCATCGCCGCAATTTCCGCCATCCGCTCGTCGTCGAAGGTGCGGACGCCGTTGTCGTCTCGTACCAAGTCAGGGATCAGCCCGGGTAAGGCGAACTGGCCGGCGAACCGGCCGTTGCGGGGTAATGCCTTGGCTATAAGGCGGGAGGCAGGCTTGATGCTCATGGTGATCCCTGTGTTCTGCAGCATGTCTGCTTTCTCTTAATCTATTTTATGCCAAGTCGGCCAATCGTATCGGTCACGCTTCTTGCCGTTTTTGCTGACGGTGATGAAGCCGGTATTCACATTCGTCCCGACCGACGAGAACGAGTTAGGCGGGAGATCTTCCCACCGTGCGCCCATATCCTCCATCAGCTGGCGGAACGCGACCGACTTGTGTGTCTGTCGGAACTCGGTGCCGGCCGACATGATGGCGATCAACTTCCCGTCGGGCTTGAGGAATTTCAGGGCGTGGACGACATGGTCAATGTCCCGCTCCCGATCGAAGGGTGGGTTCATGACCACCAGGTCGTACAGCCCGGTGGTCTCTGGCTCGATCGATATGAAGTCCGCATTGAAGACTCGGCCAAGCTTCCTGGCTTTCAGATCCGGGATCAGGTGCGGCTGGATCTCGATGCAGTCGACGACGTGGTCGACGCGGTACCGCTCCTGGTCCCAGCTCTTTTCGTAGTCGGGGTAGCACGCGACGGCGAGGTTGCCGGTACCCGCAGACGGCTCCAGGATCTTAAGGCGATCGCTCTCTTTCAAGCGGTGCCAGACGGGAGAGTTGCGGAGGATACGCTGCGCAGCGGCCGCCGGGGTAGGGTAGAAGCCGAAGTAGCGGGCAGGTGCCGTCTTCGCCTTCTCCGGTGAAAGCGGATCGTCGTCCACCTTGCGGCCATCGGCCAGCACTTCGCCATAGTATTCGCCGATCAGCTTGTTCACCTTGGCGACGAGATCCTTCCGCGTAAACCATAGGTGAGCGTTGCCGTTCTTGAAGATGCGGACATTGAAATACTCGGTCTCAACTTCGGTCTGGCGAGCGCCGGTCTGACCGTGGCGGGCGAGGTCGATCTCGCCGATGGTCTTAGTGAAGTAGTCGGCGGGCCGCTTCTGGCGCCGGGCTGCTTCATTTTCCTCGTCCTGCTTGCGAACCTCGTTCAGCTTGCCGTCAAGGATGGTGAACGTTCGCTCGATATCGATCAGCGTGGAGCGCTCGTCCTTGTGGGAGCTCCAGTTCCAACTGCCGTAGTCATTGAAGCAGCGGGTGAGGATCACGCGGGCTCCGACCTTGAACCCGTTGTGGGATCGGAAGCGACGGTCGAGCTTCGCGAAGGCGTTCGCCATGCCGCGCCGGAAGATCATGTCGGCGTCCATCATGAACTGCTCGAGCGTTGCGAGGACGTTTTCGACGGTCACCGGCGGCATGCCCTTGGCGGCCTGCTCCTCGGTGATCAACTGGCCGGGCTCCGTCGGCTCCTCGATGATGTGGGACATCTGTTCGCGCAGCTGGTCCTTCGCCTGTCGGTCCATCAGGTGCTCGAGCTCGGTGTGGCTGACCACCCATGCCCATACATTCAAGTCGATGATGTGCCGCTTCTCCCGCATGTAGTCGTCGAGGGGCGAGCGGCTGAGCGGGTGGAGCGCGCGCCGAGTGTCGACTTCATACGCCGCGTTGTAGGCGTTGGTGCGGGGGAAGGCGCGCTTCGCCATGTCGATTGCCGCGAGCTCAGCCTCGTGAGCCTCTTCGATCTTGGCGTGGGCGACTCCGAATAACTCGAGTGCCTTGTCCCGATAGGCGACGATCTGCTCGACCGTGTTGCGGGATACGATTGCGTTCATGCTGGTCTCCGTTGATGCCATAGGCGGCGGGGGGGAATTGCTAAGATGTTAAGGCCTGGGGTTGAAAACCCATCCCTGGTCCATACCTCCTTGTGGCGCCAACAGAGACGAAATGATGTATCGTGGAACTTAGCCAGGTAAACCCAAGCCCCAGACAGGCGGCGGTAGTGGGGATCGACAGGTGGCTCCGGCCAGCCGAAGCCGGGCGGTGGTGGAAGTAGAAAGTGATTTACCGAACTCTCTGGGAGGCTCCGGAGACGGGGCCGCTTTAACTTATGGCCGTTTAAGTTGCGCTAGGTCGAAAATAATACTTGCAATTGGGAGTGCCTTTTCATTTCATCTCGCAATAATTGCCAATGAAGAGAAGCAGAATGGAATCCCCGATCGCTTTGCCAAGCTTTGAGCAGCAGCTTGACGCCATGTTCGGCTGTTGCGATCCCGCCGGACGAACCATCGAAGACCCTGAACGCCACTTTAGCCCACAAAGTCTCCAGCGCCTGGACGAGGATACTGCGCCACTCATTAGACGCTATATGGAATTGGCATGTGATGGGTTGAGGCTTCCTGGTGTGTTGCACCGGACGCATCCTATGCTTTGGCTGATCGACAAACCAGGTGATGTCTGGACTGCAATAGAGGAGGTCATTGATGCGGAAACGGGTGCATACCTGTATCCTCTTTCTCGCAGCCAAAGTTCAAAGCCCGGGCATGTGCGCCTCGGACATCCGTCTTTAGTAATTGCCCGCAACAAGCATGCTCGGATCGGCGGAGAGATTAAGTATTCCGCTGCTGCAAATAAGTGGATCATATCAAATCGGTCCGGGAGGTATGGCACCCGCCCAAATCAAACGCAGGCTCATTTGGCTGCTGCAGCCAGTAGGTTTATGGAATTCGATATCGAACTCACCGTAAGCTTTTGGCAGCCAGGAAACTCACAATGATAATATTTTGGGATTTTGAACCATCCGAAATGCCTGCGCTTCAGGAAGTGATTACCTCGTCTGAAGGACTCAAAACTTTTATCTCTTCATTGAAGCATTTTCTGGCTGTGACCCCTCTCGATGGCGGAGCAGGAGAAGACCTGATCTATACTACTGGGACAATGCTTACGAACGCTAACATTTGGTCGCGCCTACCGGCGGAGGATTTGGCCAACGCTTTAGCAGGCGAAGTCCCCATCGCTGCTGTAAAGTTGATCTTAGAACACGCATCGAGCGAATATCGACGCGCGGTGATCAGCGCGATGGAATCCACCACTCTATTGACTGAGTATAAGGAAATCTTAGATCGTGTGGAGGTCAACGAGCGATACAGTGCTCCCGAAGAATTTAAATTCCGGGGAAGTACACGCTTACCCGATCTTTCGCTCACGATGAGAAGTTATAAACCAAACTCGTTACTTTTACGGTTTCACCATAAATTGCCTGAATCTAACTTGCGTTCTAACTTCGGTATTCACTTCCGTGCGTTAGGGCTTGAAAGCTCGGTTGCTATCTCGCTCGGTTTAGGAGTGACATGGGGCGTAACAATTAGACCAAATGCTGTGATAATGCATATCAATGGAAAGTATTTCGTTGAGATCGATGAAAGCGTCCTGCGGAAAGTAAGTAGCCAAAAAAAGGCGCCGATTTTCAGTCGGGATTGATAGCTTTTACAGGTAAAGCTGCAGCAGTGCGGCACGAGAATGACGTGGGCCGTTAGCATCCGAAATAACTCCTCTGGTGGTGAAGGCCCGATAAGAGATGACGAAGGGGTTAACCTCCCTGACCAAGAAGCTGTTCGGAGAGAGGTGGCGATGATTGTGACTGGTCTTGCGCGAGATGAAATCCGGATGCAGCAGGCGGCCAATATCGTAGTCAACGTTCGAGATGAGGCCGACGCCAAGGTGTTCGTCGGCCAGTTGCAATACTCGGGTCGCTGGCAGGGGTAATCCTCTTTCCGCAAATGCGCCCGTACCGTGCCCGGTCAAACCCGCATCGGCATCATGACGTAGGTGACGTCGTCATCCGCGCCGTCCTTGACGATAGCCGGGTCACCCGGGCCGCCGAGCTCGAGCATTGCGCCACCGTCCAGCTGCGCCAGGATCTCGAGCAGGTAACCGGCGTTGAAGCCGATCTCGAGTGTGACGTCGTGATCGACGGTGATTTCGGTTGATGCGTGGCCGAAGTCCGGGTCGTAACAGGTGATGGCGATCTCGCCCGGTGCCAGGGTCAGCTTTGACGATCGGCTCTTCTCGGCCGAGATGGACGAGGCCTGCTTGAGCGCGTCGATGAAGGCTGCCGTCCGGACCGGAACCTTGTGCTGGTTCTGCGTCGGGATGACCCGCAGGTAGTTCGGGAACGTGCCGTCGACGACCTTTGACTCGAGCAGCTCATCCTCGCCGATGAGGAATGACACGCCGCTGTCGGTCACCGAGACCATGATATCGATCGGGCAATCCTTCCGCTTCAAGAGGCGCAGCAGCTCGCCAACCGTCTTCCGCGGGATTATCATGCCGTTCTCGATCGCTTCCGCACCAGCCGGCGCCGGGATCTCAAAGCGAGCCAGGCGGTGACCGTCGGTCGCAACAAACGCCAGCCGGTTGTCGTGGGCGAGGTGCATGAAGACGCCGTTGAGGTAGTAGCGCGTCTCCTCTGTTGAGATAGCGAGCTGGATCTTCGACATGGCCTTCAGCAGTGTGGCCGCCGGCACCATGAAGCTGACGTTCGACTTGCCGAGAGCGGTGCGGAACGCAGCGTCTTCCGGAAAGTCCGACCGCTCGTGCTCCTGCTTCAGGGTGAGCTTCAACTTGCCGATCGACACGGCCAGGCTATCACCGTCCAGGGTGAAGTTGATGTTGGCTGCGTCCTTCACCTTGTCCATGATGCCCTTCAGCTTGTGGGCATCAACGATCGCGAGGAAGTCGCTGTCGGCCTTACCGGCGACCAGCGTCGTGCTGTAGACGTCCATGTCCGTGCCGATGACGTTCACGCCCTTGCGGTTGGAGGTGATGAGCACTGTGTTCAGGACAGGGATGGTGTTCTTCTTCTCGACCACCTTGCAGGCATTGACCATGGCCTTTTTGAAAACCGAATAGTCAAGGGACGCCGTGGAAACAGAGGCGGCGATGTTGGCAAGTGCGTTCATGGGTAGTCTCCGTGGTTCGCATGATTGCGGGGTGGTTGCCGGTTAACCTACCGGCGGAGGATAGAGTAGGCGGTGGTTTCGGCCACAGCCCGGGGGTCGATGCGATCGGGCTCGATGGTGAGCCCGTCGGTAGCGTGCAGGGGATAGGAGTTGTGCGCCGTGAACCGCCTGCTTGCGGGGTCGAACGATATATACAGGGCTCCTGGCTTGATTCCGGGGCGAATGATGAGGCGGCCATCTCGCCGGACGTTCCAGTAGTCGAGGTCGATCATCCAAGGTATCCGGTGCGCGGGATCAGGTCGTACTTCTTGCCGATCTCATAGGTGATTTCGGTCGGCGTCTGCCCGGCTTCCATTGCAGCGGTGATGCGCTCCGGGTGGTCGGACACGAGGTCACCGTATCCCCATTGGCGCTCGGCTTCGGCCCGGCAAGCTGTGATGTATTCTTCCGGCGTCATCTTCTTGCGCTGGAAGTCTCGGTTGCTCGGGTCCGTCGTGCTCCCCTTGTCGGCGGCCACCATGGAGACGAAGATGGTGTGGATGTCAGGGTGGTAAGGCTCGCGGTTGTACTGGTTGTCTTCGGTGAGGAGCTTCCAGTCTAGCCGGCGAAGGACTTCCGGCACGAACTCCCAATCGTAGGCGTTCACGAACTCGTAGCCTTGCGACTCCGTGTGGGTATGCACCCGGAGCGCAATGTCGCCGGCTTGCACGGAGCAGTGGCGCATGGCGGACGAGCCGAGCCCTTCGAAGTAGTCCTTCAGCAGATCGTGGTCTCGGTTCTCGCACAACCATTCCCAGGCGCAGAGGGCGGCTTCCATCTGCAGGTGGGTGTAGGCGTCAGCATCGCTGAACCTCGCCTTCGGATCATCCTTCACGCTGGCGAAGACCTCGATGCCGTTGGCGTCCTTACGGGGCTGCTTCTTGATGAAGACGCTCCACGATGTGGTGTCGCCGGCCAGGCTATCAATGTCAGCAGCGTGGGCATAGCCGATACGTTTGATGGGCATGGTCTCTTCCTTTCGCATGATTGCGGTGTGGTCAGGTGGCAACGCCGAGCGAGGCGGCGGTGCAGTTAGCGATAATGTGTGGCGGGATGATCGAGATCAGATACTCTCGAAGCTTGTCAGGCACATCGATGGTGCCGACGCCGTCAGCGCTTAGCCTTGTGCAGGTGCCGAAGACTCTTTGCTCGACCATGTAGATTGCATACCAGCGAGGGGCGCGACCATTGCTGAAGTCGATATAGATTCTGTCTTTCGTGCTGAATGAGGCCGCGATGTAGATCTCGGTGATGCGGTGCCGGATGCGGGCCGGGTCAACCATCTATTTCGGCACCCGGATCTTCGCCACGCTGTAGGGCTCGGCCGCCATGGGGTTAAGGCGACCGTCTCCGTAGATGGTGTGGTCTTGGAGGTGGTTGCGGACCGCATAGACCGCCTGCTTCTTGGACAGCAGGGCATCGAACCGCACCCGGATTGTGATTTCGTGAGTCGTGCTCTTCATGGTCATGCCTCCTTGGTGCAGAAGGCCTTGGCCCGGTCGATCAGCTTCGCCAACTCTGCGGAGTGGTGCGTCTCGTTCTTGATCTCGGCGAGGGCAGCCAGTTCTTTCACCAGATGGCAGGCCTCCCAGCTGAAGGGCTCGCCGTCCTTGCGCATGTCCATCTCCACGCCATCGCCGCCCCACTTGTCGTCGTCGTTGGGGTCGTCCTCGTCCGGGCCATAGACGATCATAGTTTGGTCGCCTTCGATGGCGTCATCGATCGAGTAGTTGAAGTCGTCGTGCCTCAAGGTCGTTGCCTTCGCGACGGCCTCGTCGAAGCTTGTTGCCTGCACTTCGGTGTCGCACTCACCGCGGAAGGTGGCGAACAGGCGGACGCCGTAGGTGCGGAGCACGGGCTCGTCGTCTTCGCCGTCGCTGTCCTCGTTCGCCTCGATCTCCGCCATGTTGATCGCGCTCTGCATCACGTTCCGTGCAGTGTCGGCATCGAGTTGGCAGCGGAGGCGAAGGAAGTGGAAGACGTTGGTGACCAGGTCTTTCGCCTTCGTCTGGTCGTCCTCGCCGTGCATGGGGTGGGACAGGGTGAAGGCGTCGATAGCCAGAGCTGCGTAGGATGCGCGGTCTGCATTGTCTGGTGTCATGGGGGTTCTCCTTTGTTGCCATAGCTGGCGGGGTGGACTCCGTCCGCATCCGGTCCCATAATCCCGGCATGCCAGACATTGACTGGAATAAAGCGCCAAAGGCGGCGCGGTGGTGGGCGATGGACAAGGATGGCGAGGCACACTGGTTCTGCGCCCCGGATGTCGCTGCGTTCACAGACTTCTGGTTCAGCGAGCCTATGCTGGCACCGAAATTCGGCTACGATGGCGATTGGCGGCAAAGCCTAGTTGAGAGGCCAGCCGTCAAAAGCTGATGCTGATCGGCTCACCGAACGGCAGATCCGCCGTCAGCTCGTCGAACCTACGCGGGTCACCGTAGACTCCCCACAGGACCGGGATTTCCGGATCGTTGCCGAAGTCGTAGACCTCGAGGTCGGTCAGGTAGATGATGAACCGCGCTTCCGGGAACCGCTCCATGATAACGTTGAAGGAGTCGCGGAAAGCGGTACCGCCCCCGCCGACCGGCCGGAGCACCAGCTCGTCGCCGTTCTCGAACTCCTCGATCGCCTGCACCTTGGCGTCGGCATAGATCACGGTCAGCTTGTCGATCGCGCCTTCCATGTATGCGCCGTTGATCTCCGCCGCGAAGTCCTTGCAAGGCTTGTCGTCGAAGACGGAGCCGGAGGAATCCTGCACGATGATGCCATGGCTGACGCCGTCGCTGATCGTGCCGGGGGTGACGAAGCCGAGCGGCAACATGCGCCGGTTCGGTTTCGACCAGCTGAAATCCCGAGTCATGCTCTCGTCGATGAAGCGGCGGAGCATCGCGCGCCAGTCGACCTTGGGCCGGAGCAGCTCTTCCACGAGCTTGGCGATGTTGGCGGGTAGTTTGCCAGCCTGCGCTCCCTTGGCGGCCATGGCGGCCTGCTGGATCTGCACGTTCATCTCCGCCTCGAGCTCGGCAATGGTCGACTGGTCATGTGGGGCGCAGCCGTCGAGGACACCGCCGCAACCGCCGCCGTCCATGCTGTTCTCGTCGGAGTCGTCGCCGTTGTTCTCGTCGTCGAGGATACGGTAGATTTCCTCCGCGGACAGGCCGGTGAAGCGCGGCTCGAGCAGCCCGCACTCCGGCATCTTGCCCACCTTGCACTCGACCAGCTCGCCGTTGATGGCGTAGTCGGCCGCCTTGTTCCACCGGCCGGGCTTGCGGTGCTGCCGGCGGGTGTGATGCTTCAGCGCATTGTGCATGACCTCGTGGGCCAGGACGAACACCAGCTCGTCCTTCTTCAGGCTCATGACGAACGGCGTGTGGTAGTAGAGGTGGCGGCCGTCGGTTGCCATCGTGTCGATGCGCGGGTCATCGGTCGCATCGATCTTCTTCAGCTGCAGCATGAGCACACCGAAGAATGGGTGGTCCCACAGCAGGCCGGTCTGCGCGGCGAGGATCTTGTCTTGGACGTTCATGGTCATGTCCCTTGTGCATGGTTGCGGGTGAGGATGGCCGCCAACCCGACGGCCAATTGTTGCTGAGTGAGTTGGGTTCGGAGGATGCCGGCCAGGTGATGGTTGCTGGCGTTCATCTGGCCGATCGGCCTATCCCTCCGGATGATGTAGACGTTGAACGTCCGGGTGTCGGTGAGCAGGCACAAGCAGTATTCGTGATCGCGGTCTCGCTTGCGGCGGAAGCGCCAGATGTAGGCCCAATTTTGCAGCCCATCGTCAGGCTGAGGCGGGCGGATATTCGCCAGCCACGCTTGCTTGCGGGCTTCGCTGGTCATGGGTGCATCGCGTTCCACGCATCTTTCATGTAGCCGACGGCGTCGGCGGCATGGGTGTCGGCTTGTCGAGTGGCCGCCGCCTTGGATGCGCGCTGCCAGATTGTCGGGCTTATCGAGGCTGCGACACATGCGGCCAGCGCCCTGGGACCGATCGCTTCCTTGCCGATGTCGATCTCATCCGGCTTTGCTGCTCGCCATTTCTGCCATGGGCTGACCTTGCTGTAGCGGCGACGGTAATCTCCGTTGAAGCGGCGGTCGATCACGTCATACTCAAGCCGGATCTCCATCGTGCAGGCCTTGCTGGTCCGGTCGCGGATGAGCCAGTTGAAGGGCTTCACTTCTTTGACGCTGTAAGTGCGGGGCACTGTTACCTCCGTGTGATTGCCAGTGCCGTCGCCCTTGCGATGTCGGCAGCCGAGAGTTTCGATTTCAGGATGTCGGTGACGTTGCCTTCCTGCGTGAGCGTGGCGTCACCTTCGATGAACATCTTGGGGTGAATGCAGGGGCCGGCTTCAGCCTCGATGCCTTGGGATCGAAGGCCCATGCGGTTTCGCCGACCATCCAGCGAGGGCTTGCCGGTGTTGCTCGCCAGAAACTTGCGGGTCTTGGGGGTGTAGGTGAGAACCCAATGGGACATCTCACCATCGCCGCGGATGCCGAAGAAATACCAGCGCAGCTCTTGCGTGGTCGGCTTCCCGTCGAGGATGACTCGCGTCTCCTCCGGTGCGAAAGGCCCGAAGACTTTGCGAATGATCGGCATCATTTCCTCCCGTAGTTGAGGGCGGCTATTGTGGCCCGGGCGATACGCTCATCGCCCAGGCGGTCTCTTAGAATGTCGGTGACGCGGGCGCCTTCGATCACACCGCGCTGCGTTTCGGGCAGCATGTCGAGGCTGCCTTGCTCGGCCAGCCGCTTCGCATACTTGGACTCGTTGCCGCCGGTGTGGTGCTTCACCCGGAACTTGCGGGTGTCGAGGAAGAAGGTCAGCGTGTAGCCTCGCACGTCGCCGTCCATGAGCACGCAGGAGAAGAACCACTTGAAGCCGTAGCCTTTGATCTCCTCACGGTACGGGCCCCACACTGCCTTGAACTTAGCCATCCATGCGGCCTCCGCGGAGTGATATCGCCGTCACTTCAGCGATGTCTTCGGGTTTGAGCATCGACTTCATGGCGACAGCCACGCTGCCCTTTGGGAGCATGTGGCGGAGCACTGCGATCGGGCGGTAGATGTCCGCCAGATCCTTCGCATGGATCTTGTCCCAATAGGTGACCGTCAGAGGATTCGACGTGAACTTCTTCGTCTCGAGGCTGAAGCACAGGTGCCACCGGCGGATCTCACCGGCGGGTGTGACGCCGATGAACTCCCACTTGCAAATCTGCACGATCCGATCGGGATAGACGCCAGCGTCCGCCGTCTTGTAGGACAGCGGACCGGCGATCCAATGCACCCCCTTATCCAAGGGTCACATCCTGGTTCCGCACCGCCCAATCCGTGAAGGTCTGAGTGTGCGACAGGCCCGGGTCACGACGGACGGCATCGACCGCCATCATGATCTCGAACTCACGGGCAGGAATGCGTCGGATGTAGGTCATGGCGTTCTCGAAGGTCTTGGCATCGGCGCGACGGCCCAGTGCTGCCGAGATGGCAAACCGTGCCGACGGATCATCCGGAAGCGGCGCGCTGTTCGGGTTGGCGAGGACCAGATCCAGCGACGGGAGCTTCTGATAGACGCGGATGAAGCCTTCCAGCTCGCCGGCAGCACCATCGCCGACCACACCGGAGACCAGCGACAAGCGCCGGCTCGAGTCCTTGCCGATGTATTTGGCCGCCTGTTCCCACGAGCGGGGGGTGGGGAAGGCGCGGTCATCGGAGGACTCCGGCATCTTGTGGATGAGGTGCGGCCGGAAGCGGAGGAAGGCAATCATGATCGGGTCCATGCCGATCTTGTTGAAGTGCTCCACATGCACGTTGTCGTGGCCGGCGCTTGTGTCCGCCTCGACATCGATATGAGCGAAGCGGTTGGCGAGCGCCGTCGGCATGCGCTGTGCTGCTGCGCGGTCCGTCTGGCGGTTACCAGCTGCAACCACGCGCCAGCCCTTGGGGAGCACGTAGTCGCCGACCTTGCGATCGAGGACCAGGCCGAACATGGCGGCCATCATCGACGGCGGCGCGGCGTTGAGCTCGTCGAGGAAGAGGATGCCTTCCGGACCGTCGCGCTCCACCTGTGGAAACTCGTCGGGCACCTTCCATTTCGTGGTGTCGCCGGAGATATCGGGCAGACCCATGAGGGCGACCGAGTCACGGGTGGAAGCGCGGAAGTCGATCAGGTTCCAGCCGCGGCTATCCGCAATCTGCTGTGTTGCCTGCGATTTGCCGCAGCCGGGTGGGCCCCACATGAACGCCGGCGTGTCCTCATCGAGGTAGTCGTTCAGGTTCAGGGCAGCAGTTTTAATGTGCATTGGTCGTCTCCTTGTTTGCCATATTCGGCTGGGTCGATGGGAAGGCCGATCCTCAAGCGGGTGAGGTCGGCAATGTCGGTGCCGCGCACCATGGAGAAAGCGGCATCGGCAAGCTTGTCGCGCGGGAAGCGCGGGTAGGACAGTTGCGGGAAGGGTGAGAGGTCTTCCGGCAGGCGGTAGTCGTGGAAGTTGGCGCCATACTTCGGCGCTTTGGCTCCCCAATGATCACGGGCTCGCATCTTGAACGTCTTGTCGCGTGGCCCGATCAGCGCCTCGTATCGAAGCGTCTTTCCTTCGTCGGAGCGGAAGGCGAACCAGAACTTGAGCCGTCCGAAAACTACCTGCCGGGCGTAGGGTCCGATCAGGAGTCCGGTGGGCATGTCACTTCCAAATGATCTCATCCGGAAACAGGATGGCCGGGCCGCATATGGGCGGCAGCTCCTCCGGGTCCATCGCCGGGCGCTGGGTCATCATGTTGTTGCGGTAGATTTCGGTCGCCCTAACGTTGCGGATGTGGCGGCCGTTGATGTTGCTGGTCTCTCCGACGAACATGTCGCGGCGTTCGCCCTCGTAGAGCACGGCAACATGCTCGACGGGTTCATCGAATGCGTCGGGCAGAAGCCGCTTGATCCAAGTCGAGATTGGCTCCCTTGTGAAGCGTGGCTCCATGCGGATTTCTTTTGCTTCGCCGAGCGCCGGGATGAGCAAAGCCCGGGCAAACGTTCCTGTTCTGAGGCCGGTCAATGGGCTCTCCTTTGTGCATGATTGCGAGAAAAAGGGACGCTGGCTCCGGCCAACGTCCCCACGTGTTGCGGCGGGTTACTCGATTACTTCATGACCGCCTCCTCTGGCTGTTGACGTTCGGGGTGAACCTGCCTTTACGGTCTCCACACCTACCGGGCAGGGATGGGATCAGGCGAGGAAGTCGGACACGCTGTCCAAGATGCGCTGCGCCTCGGCCGCGGTGTCCTTGCGGACGTTCGCGTCTTCCTTCAGGGCCGCGGCATCGTACTTCGTGAGCGCCTTCAGACGCTCGCCAAGGGCGTCCAGCTCGGGCGACCCGACGATGTTGAGCGACGGCATGACGCTCACCAGATCCGCGATGTTCTCGACGAGGCTGGAGCGGAAGCCGCCGGTGCGCTCGCCGGGGGTGAAGCTGTTGAGGCGGTCCACCATGCGCTCTGTCAGGGTGGCAACGCGCTGGTAGACGTCGCGGACCGCGTTCTCGGTCGCCTTCTGCAGCTGCTCCTCGATATCGGCGCGGATGAGGGCGGCGTGTGCCTCGCTCATGTCGACGCGGAAGTCCGTCGAGGTCGGCACGGGCAGGACCGAATAGACGATGCCGAACTTCTCCCGGATCTCGTTGCTGGTCGGGTAGTCGGTCGCCTTGAACAGCTTGCCCATGCGCTTTTGCGCGTCGGTGACGTGCTGGTCGAAGTCGTTCACCAGCTTATCCACCTCGCGCTGGAACTTGGCGGACTGGACGCGCATCCACGCGGTGAAGGGGAGATAGCCGTCGGCGCTGATGATGCGGCCGCCGTCATTGAGCCACGGCAGGGTGCGCTCATAGAAGCCGTTGCGGGTTTCGCTGACGAGCGTTTGAATGCCGGCGAGCGCTTCCTTGCTCACCAGCAGCTTGTTGACGCGGGAGGCGTCGGATGCTGCGTTGTGGGAGTCGTTGAGCTCCTGCGTCACCTGCCGATCAAGCCGGCGGCCGGACCACTGCGAAATCGTCACGCTGACGATCATCGCACGGCTGGCGAGGGTGGAGGTGGAGGCAGAGAGGGTAGCTGGGGTCATGGAATTCACGTTCAGTCTCCTTTGGTTGCCATGAGTGGCGGGGGCGGTGGAATCTACACGCGGGATTGCGTGGACAGAAGTCAGGCCGCGAGTGATGCGGCCAAGCACCGCGCTCTCTCTTCCGGCGGGATCATCGACAGGAATAGCTCGGCAAGCTTACGCGGGCGCGGCAGGCGCTTTGTGGTGCCGAACCCGTTGTGGATTTTAACTCCAGCCCGGAAGCGCCGGGAATCCGTCTGGAAAACGAGGTGATACTGGCGGCGGGGTTTGCCACAATCAAACCTGTAGACGATGCCTTGGCCTTCCAGATCCGGCGTTGTCAGGCGGCCGACATAGCGGAACACGGGGCGGATGCTATCGGCGTTCATCCGACCGTGTTCCCGTCTTCGTCGAAGGTGAAGTCGGCAAGCGCCTCGTCCACCGCCTCGTCGGACGTAAGGTACTCGTGCTCCGCCTCCAGCTGGCGATAGATCCAGTCCATGAACGAGCGGAGGCATGCGGCGACCTCCTCCACGAAAGGGCCGTAAATGAGCCCATATCGACCACATAGCGCGTTCCAGGTCATCACCTGCAATTGGTTGTCTTCGTCCAGCGAGTCAGGCGTGGGCAAGTCTGCGTCGATCGACACCGAATAGGCGTGGCAATAGCTGGAGGTGCCTTTCTCGATGGTCACCGTTGCGTCCGGGATGAGCGCGTTGCACCGTTCCGATATGTCGGCCAGGGAGAACGCAATCTCATGCAAGCGCTCATCCGTCGGGGCGTGGCGTATGACGGCGGAGAGGGAGGCGAGCGGATTGCTCACCGGGCGCCAATCGCCAGTAAAGCACGCGCCATCGCCTTGGCTGGAGAAGCCCGTGAAATAGATTGCGGGCGAGGTGACCGTCTCGCCGTTTTGCAGGCGTTCGCGCTTGTCGTCGATCTCAATGCCCATCACACCGGCGATCAAGATGGCGTCGTCATAGATCGAGTCCCACCAGTCGTAATGCAGGCCCTCGGCGCGGTAGTCGTCGCGGGCTCGTTCTTTCGCGCGGGGTGACAGCTCCTTAAACGAAAACTCCGCCTTGTCGGCGGAGTCGTCGTCCTCAAAGTCGGTTGCGGGCTGGTTGACGTAAATGGGTGCACCTTCAGCTATTGCGCGGTTGACGGCGCGGGTAAGGGCGGCACGAGCGGCGTTCATGGGAAGCCTCACAGGCTTATGCGGATCGACACAGAAAAGCCCGCCGGTGCGATTTGCACGGGCGGGCGGTGGATCGGCGCGGGTTTCGGTTTAGGCGCGCGGTATGCGGCCTTGACGGGTTTCGGGCGCGGCAACGGGACCGGGCCAGCGATAGGCAATTCTGCGAACGACTCCACCAGTGTTGGAGCTGGCGGAGCGGGAATGGGTGCCAGCGCAACAGGGGCGGGCGCTGGTGCGGGTGCGGGCTTGCTGTTGGAGATTATGCCGGTGGCGCCTTGGAAAAGCACGAGGGCGACCGTCGCAAGCGTGGGGAAGCCGCCAGCGTGACTCATGCGGCGGTTCGCTCGCGAGAGGGCAGGAAGAGTTCCCACGCTTCCCGGGTGGAAAGATAGCGCTCATAGGCAGCCCGGAGCGGCGTGCCTGGCTCACCATGGGCGCGGGGCGTATAGCGGACGTCGCCAGCCCATTCTCGCGGGAAGGTGCGGCGGATCTCGTCCATCCATTCCTCATCGGCGGCAAGGTGAGCGGCGTATGCGGCGGCCATGGGGGGCAGTTCAGGCATAGCGGGTCTCCTTCCGAGCCTCGCGGAGAATGCGGCAGATTTCCTCTTTCACCTCTGCATTGGTGGGCTCGCGGCCCAGGCGGGCGCTAAGGCGGTTCAAGATCGTGTTCTGGTTGTCATTCCGGAACGTGATGTTGATAGCGATCGGCATGAGATATCCCTCTGTGCATAATTGCGGGGTGTCGCGCGGCGCTGATATCGCGGGCAGGCAGCGGCGCGCATAGTCCTGCCGGTGGAATGAGAGCGGGCTTTAACGGTTCCCGCGCATGGGGTGCCTCCGTGGTGCGGTTGATCGGCGGGCGGTGGATGACGTGCAAAAACCCACCTATGGAGGCGGATCTTCAGGTTCGGGCAGCAACGGCGCGGCCAAGGTGGCAGCCAGAGTGAACAAGAATGCGCGGCGGTTCATGTGGGCTTGATCGCGTCCAGATATTCCACCCAGCGAAGGGCAAGCACCCAGCAGGCGAGAATAAGCGCGATGGAAAGCGCCGTTACCACTGTGACCGTGTCCGGCTTGGGCGAGTCTGGCAGTCGAATGAGCGGGCGGACGGAATCGCGACCTTTATCATTCATGACACAGGCTCCAAGGCAGCCAAGTCCCGTGCGGCGGCGATGGCGTCGGAGCGTTCCCTGTAGGTGTCGATAGGTCGGGCGAGACCGCGGCCGATCTTGACCGCCAGAACCCAAAGGGTGCCGTCTCGGCGGTGCTTGGGGAGGACGACGTAGCGGGAAGGGCTTAGCGTTTTCATGCGGCGATCTCCGGAAGGCGGAGACGAGTGCCGTCAACCGAAAGCCAAACGGGATTGCGCCGGGACGCGGGACGGATGTTGAGAAGGCCGAAAGCGATACAAAGGCGGCCTATCCGCACGAGGCGGACTCGGCCCACCTTGCGGGTGGACACGTTGAACATGCGGGAATCTCCATAGGTCGCATGATTGCGGGGGGAACGAAAAAAGCCGCCCGGAGGCGGCTTTAGTTGTCGTAGAGGGGGAGAGCTTTTAGTTCAGCTTTGTCAGCACCGCGAGGGCGCTGACGGCCACGAAAAGCATGCTGCCAAGGCGGACGGTGAGCCGGAGCGTCACCGCGTCCAATGCAGCGGTCAGGTCTGACTTTGTTACGAGTTCTGCCATGATGAAATCCCGTGCGGCTTCGGCGTGGGCCTCGGCGAGTTTCTGCTCTACGCCTACGTCACGGAGGCGTTTCGCGTAACCCAGTGTATCAAAGGCAATTGCCAATTCAAATCTCCTTCATTGCATGATTGCGAGTTCGGCATGTCGCCGCGAAAAGGCGCACCACGGCGCCCTTGCGTAGGGACATGGAAAAGGGGAGGCTAATGCCTCCCCCCATCGATTACGGACCAACCGCGTATCTGTCAGGCGGCAATGTCCATTTCCGCCTGCTCCGGTGCGGCCGCCGGTGCCGCCTTGACGGCCTTCGCCTTGGCAGGCTTTTCCGCCTTGACCGGAGCGACGACGACATTCGGAGTCTTCGCCAGCGTCAAAGCTCCCTTGACCGCCTGCAGAATGCGAGGAGACGCGCCCTTTTCGGTCAGGGTTGAGACCACCTTTTCCAGATAGGCGACTTCATCGAATTCCTTTTCGGACTTCGCCTTGCCTGCCGAGCGTTCATAGTTGGCAGGTGCGATTTCCATCGCCTCATCCATCTTCGAAGCCTTCCCCTTGACGTAGGTGAAGACACTGGTTGCCTTGTCAAACGAGACCTTGCCGAAAGCCGTTGACCACGAAACGAGACCCTTGCGGTAGTTGACCGGAGTCACCGCGTAAAGCGCGTTGAGGTATTTCGGATCGTTGTGCAATTCGACATGGTTCAATGCCGAATATGCAAGCTGGTGCTCGCGCTCCGAAAAGGTGGAAACCACCTTGCCGAAACCGTTGATTGCCGAATTGAGCTTGGAACCAGTGAGAACAACGAACTTAGCCATAACCATTTCTCCATTTGTGCCATGATTGGCGGGTTTGAAGCGATTGCTTCACTAAAGGCATGCTCGGAGACATGCCCTTAAAGCTGCAATCACAAGGCCATTGCGGCCTCGTCTTTCCGGCGTTCGATTTCTTTCCGGTGAGACCGTGCCGTTTGTTCCGCCGTGATCGATCCGGCAAGGTTGCCGTTTCGAAGGTGGGAAGCCGCACGACGTTCCATGTAAGCCGCAAGGTTTTCCAACGCCTGAATTGCCCGTAGTTCTTCCATCTCGTTCGCCCTTCCACTGAAAGAGCAAGGCCGTTCGCCTTGCCGTCGCAATGGAAAAGGCCCGCCAGAGTGAGACCGGCAGGCCCTTAGAAACTTTGATGTTTCGGTTATTCGGTTGTTTGTTCTCTGAAATCCCGTGCCTGTATCGGTTGAAGGGTTGCAGCACTTAAGGGATTTTCTCCCTTTGCCAGCTATCTTTCCGCCACCTGAGAGCGTTGCCGCTCCCTGCCGTGCCTATTGCTATTCCTAAAGCGAGCCTTTCGCCTTTCCAGTGCATGTTGATCCATGCTTCGCAATCTCTCCCGCCACCGCTCTAAGAGCGTTCGGCCGGAACCTTCACCGATGCAAGTGTTTTGATATCCGTACCTTGCCGCACGTCCTTCCCCGCAACACTGGTTTTGAGTTTCCAGCTACTGACACGCTTTCGCCTTGTCATTGGGTCGCCTGATTCGTGACCGCGTTTCTCGTTCGTCCAAGCTTTCTTTCAATCGCCAGAAACCACACGAACGAGTGTCCGTCACGTCTCTGGTACACCTGCCGAAAGCTTGGCAAGAAACCGTCATCTTGTTTTCAAAGAACCCGGCGAACCGCCTAACCGGCTTGCCGTCCCGAATGCTTTTCTCCATTCGGTATGAACAAGATAATACGTTTCGTATTGAGTAAAAGCCCTAAATTACGAAAAACATGCCGAAACCGTATATCATATTGAAAACATTGAAAAAGAAAATTTGCAGAAACGTATTGCTACCCGTTCACAGCTGCCAAAAGTAGACCGGTTTTTCAGCCGAAATCCGCAAAAGTTATCCATTTAAATCAGAGAGTTAGACGAGGAAAATAGGGTGTCGAGCTGTGCTCCGGTTCGAAGCCCGCCAAAAAAGCCAGCAAAACCAATAGGGCGTTCGCCTGGTAGCAATCCTATACGACCCGAATAAACAGCACTCGAAGAGGGCAGGGGGACGCAAGGGAACGGGAAAGAGCCCCGCTTGCGTGTTAACAGTGCTGCGAGTCACACAAGCTTCCAGAACGTCGGATTGCGTCCTGAGTGATCCGGCTTCCAGCTTCCCCCTTCCATCGCTAGCACGCTAGGCAGCACCCGCCGCGCATATCCTTCCAAGCCGGGTAAGCGCCGTTCCGTGCATCCGTCACCGCCACGCCGCGACCGCTTCACCGCGACCACGCAAGCAAGCGAACCATTGACGCAAGGCAGGTGGAAGGGGGAGGGACAAGCCCCCAGAGGGGGAGAGGCAAGGCACCCGCCACCATGCCAGTGCGTCACCTGCCAGACTGCCAAGCCGCACCCTTGGCACCCGCCACACGGCAGCACCTGCCGCGACCATAGGCAGGCAGGCACCCTCGCAGGGCATTAGTTCAATGATATCAACGCGCTACGCACCCCCGCCGAGCTAGGTTCTTCCGAGGGGGAGGGGGTCGACCGCGGGTCGGCGGCAGCGCAGCCTTTGAGCGTTTTTGTGATTTCGAAATTCACCCTTCCGATTCCCGTTTTTCCAGCGAGAGGAAGCGATCGTGTTCAGATCTCCATTCAGCATCACGCCGGTGACGGACGGCCGAGGGGTGGTCACTGGCACCAGGTACTTCTTCGACGAACTCGACGAGGATCAACGTGAGGAAATCATTCGCAAAATTCCCCGAGCGAAGATCTCGGACCGGGGAGTTATCGAGGTGATCGTTCCGGCTGACGACGAAGAAAAATAATTCTCCGGATCGGGCAAGAAATGACCAGGCGCCACCGGGCGGATACCAAGCGCCTTGCGAAATCATTCTACGGGTCGCATCACCTGAATGCGCAACGTAGAACAATCATATCGTTTGGGGTCTCGGATGCGCATCGTGGTCGGCCGGTCGAACATGTCGGCGCTTAGGCGCTTCGAGGAAATGGCAAAGCTGCTCGCAAGTCCTCGAGCAAAATCGGAACTGATGCGCGGCGTGATCGACGCCGGCCGCAGGACGAAGACGCCAGTGCAGCGCGCGGTCTTTCGGCAGATGGCGCTGAAGCCTGGCAACTACAACAGCTACGTCGTGGCCGGCACGAGAGGCGTGCCTCGCAAGGAGCTCCTGGCCTACGACATCTTTGGCGTGAAGGGCGGCGCCAAGATCGAGGCTTACAAGGGCCTGCGCGCGGTAAGCCGAGGCAACAAGCTGAACGTCGGCCGCAAGGGCGGCGATCGCGGCGTGGTCCGATCCGGCGTCTGGAACAACCCGCGCATCTTCAAGCGCTCGTTCGAAGGCAATGCCGGCAGCTTCTATGCGATGCGGCCGGCGAGCGCCGGGACATCGAGCCGCGCACCGAAAGCGCTGTGGACGTTCGGCCTGAAGGTCAGCCAGCCGAGAGGCGCGCGCGGACGGTTCGAAGCGACCAATGTCCAGTATGGCAAGGTCCGCAAGCTCTTCGGCCCGGCGCTGATGAAGGAAATCCCGGAGGACCAGTCGCTCATGACCTTCATGGCGCAAGGCCCGATGCACCTCGAGCAGCAGGTGATGAAGCGGGTAACGAAACTCATGAGGTACTGATGGCAGCCCGGACTAAAAACGCCGCAGCACCGGCGAAGTCGTCCAAGAAGGCCCTCAAGCCCTTGAAAACCAAGGCGGCGAAGGCGGACGAAAAAACGGCCGTCGACGAGATGGTCGTCAACCAGACCGAAATGGCCGCCGTTCTGGGCGTGACCACGCGGTGGCTTCGGGAGCAGACCGCGGCCGGCATCGTCCCAACGGAAGGACGAGGGCGCTTCAAGATCGGCGCCGTCGTCCAAGCATACATCGCCTACTCCAAGGAAGGGGCGGTGAAAAAGACCGGGACCGAGAGCCTGGACGATCTCCGAAAAGAAAAGGCCCTCGACATCCGCCTCGCTCGAGCGCGGAAGGATCGTGAAGTCATCGCCCTCGACGAAGCCATCAGCACGGCAGAGGAGTTGGCAGGCTTGTTCGTCTCCTCGCTCGTCGGTCTCCCAGCACAGATAACGGGGGTGCCGAGAGAGCGGCAACGGCTGAATGACATCTTCGACGCAGAGCGCCTACGCCTCACCGATCGTTTCACCAAAAGGATCGCAACTCTTCGCACGGGCGAGGAAGATCCTGACTCCACGGCCGAGGACTAACCCGGTCGAATGGGGCAAGACCCGCGAATACAAGGAAACGGCCGGGCATCCCGGACCGCGCAACCCCTACAAGACGCCATACATGGTGCCGTTCGCCATGCGGGTTCATGCGCGCACTCACAAGCGCGTCGTCATGGTGGTGTCGGCGCAGTCCGGGAAATCGGAAACGTTCCTGGACCTGATGGGCGAGCGCCTGGACACGGCGCCGGTGCCGATCATCTACGTCGGCCCCTCGAAGCGATTCATCACCGAGCAGTGGGAGCCCCGCATCCTCGAGCTGATGACCGAGACGTCGCTTAAGGATCGGGTCGGCGCCAAGAGCCGGCAGACCAAGAGCCGCAAATTCATCAACGGTGTCCCGCTTCGCCTGGCACACGGGGGCTCGACCGGCGCCATGAAATCCGACCCGTTTGGCATGGCGTTCACTGACGAAGCCGACGAGCTCATGAAGGAGCTCAAGGGGCAGGGTAACCCGATCGGCCTGATCGATGCGCGCGGCGACACCTACGCAGACTTCGTGCATGCGATCACGTCAACGCCGAGCGAGGGGGTGGCTGAAGTGGAAGTCGACCCTGAAAGCGGCCTCGAGTTTTGGGGCGAGAGCGATCCGGAAGAGGTCAAGTCGACCGTCTGGCGCCTCTGGATGACCGGCACCCGGTACCATTGGGCGTGGCCTTGCCCACACTGTGGCGAGTATTTTATCCCGCGCTTCACTTGCCTCGGTTGGGAAAAGCCGAGGGACAAGGACGACAGGGAGCTGCCGTCGACGCCGATCATGGCGATGCAGACCGCGCACCTGGTTTGTCCGCACGGCTGCGTGATCTTCGAAAACGAGACGGTCACCGTCGAGCCGGCCAACCTGCCGGCGAAGGAATGGATGAACGCCCGCGGCGTCTATGTTGCCCCAGGCCAGAAGATCCTCGCAGACGGCACAGTTGAGGGCCCCGTCCCGGAAGCGACAACGGTCAGCTATTGGGTGTCGGGCTTGTGCTCTCCGTTCGTGCCGTGGGGCGAGCGCGCTCAGCGCTACGTGGAAGCGGTACGATCGGGCAACCCGGGCGACATCGCGGCCGTCAAGAACCAGGGCTTCGGCGAGCTCTATTCGCCAGGTGGTGGCGCGGTACCGGAGTGGAAGGAAGTCGCCGCGCGGGCCAGCCCGGACTATCGCTGCGACGAGATCGCAGAAGGTGTCCGTGTCCTAACGCTCACTGCCGACGTCCAGAAGGACCGGATCTATTACACGATCCGCGGATGGGGAGCGCACGGGACGTCTTGGTTGGTCAAAGCCGGCGAATTGTACGGGTCGACCGAAGAGCTCGAGGTCTGGAACGACCTGGCAGTGGTCGTCACAGATACCTACGACGGCATCCCGATACGGCTGGCGCTGGTCGATTCCGGCTTCCGGCCCGGCAAGAAATTCGTCGTTCCAGAGCACCGTGTCTATGCGTTCGCTCGTCGCTTCCCCCAGCTTGTGAGGGCGACGAAAGGCGCATCGACAACGATGAGAAAGCCGATCAGCACCAACACGATCGACATCAACATCGACGGCAAGGACATCAAGAAGGGCCTCGAGCTGGTCCGTCTCGACACCGATTACTTCAAGAGCTGGGTGCAGCAGAAGATCCGGTGGCTCGATGACCAACCCGGCTCCTGGTACCTGCCCGAGGATATTTCGGAAGATTACTGCAAACAGATGGTCTCCGAAGCTCGAGTCCGCGCACCGGGCGGCAAAGTCAAATGGATCATGAAGTCGAAGGCGAACCACTACTTCGACTGTGAAGCCATGCAGGGCGCAGCGTGCATGCTGCTCAACCTGACGAAACTGAGAGATGGACCGCCGCAGCGTCGGCGCCCCGTCCAAGAGCAACCAGCACCACCACAGGAAGCGGCTCGGCCGGCGCAACCCAACAAGGGGGGCAGCCGTCCCTCCAGCTATTGGGGAGGTGCTTCAGACAGGTATTGGTGATGGCTGACGAGATCCCCATCGACGGACTGACCACGGAGGAGAGGCAGGCTTTCCTGAAAGATTTGAAGGAAGCCTTCTACTCCGGCACCCATCGCGTCCGCTTCCGTGAGCGCGATGTCACCTACCGCAAGCTCACGGAGATGAAGCAGATCATCGACGAGCTCGAGGCATCCCTGAAACCGAACCGCCGGCCACGCGCCGCCGTCTTCACAACGTTCGGTCGGGGGTACTGATGGTTTCCAACTTCCTCGACAGAACGATCGGCTTCTTCAGCCCTGAGAAGGGAGCGAAGCGGGTCGCGGCACGGAAGCGGATGGAGCTGCTGGATGGGATACGGGCTTACGAGGGCGCGTCGAATGGGCGGCTGGCTCAAAACTGGCTTGCGCCTCGCGGGGATGCAAACGGCGAAATTTCGCGGGCGGGTGCAACGCTCCGGGATCGATCGCGCGATGCTGTCCGCAATCATCCGCTCGCGGCAAAGATCGTAACCATCCACGCCAACAACTTCGTCGGCTTCGGCATCACGCCGCAGTTCAAGACCGGCGATCCGGATCGTGACAAGAAGCTCACCGAGCTCTTCGACGAATGGTCGAAGGTTTGCCATGTGGATGGATCGACTGACTTCTACGGCCTGACCTATCTCCTCGCACGCATGATGGTGCAGGACGGCGAACTCTACATCCGTAAGCGGACCCGGCTCATGTCGGATGGGCTGCCGGTACCGCTCCAGCTGCAGGTGCTCGATAGCGAGTTCTGCGACTGGTCCAAGAGCATCACGCTCGAGGGTAACCGGATCATCAACGGCATCGAGTACGACGCGATCGGCCGGCGCCGCGGATACTGGCTCTACCCGCAGAATCCCCTGGGCAGTTACTCGTTTGGCGGCACGGTGGCCGTCAGCGGCTTCGTGCCGGCGACGGATGTGGCTCACATTTTCGAGCCGCAGACGAACCAGATCCACGGTGTGCCTTGGCTGGCGCCGATCCTGACCGAGCTAAAGGATCTCAGGGACTACGAGCTTGCGGAGAACATCCGCAAGAAAGTGGAAGCCTGCTCCGTCGGCACAGTCGTTCTAGGCGACACCGAGAACGATGACGACCCGAACGTCGGCATCACCGTCCCCGACCCGCCTGGCGAGGGCAAGGTCGAGCCGGCGGTTACGGACGTCTACGGCAATCCGATGGAACGGATGGAGCCGGGGATGTTCCACATTCTGACGGGCGGCAAGGACATCAAGTTCAACACCCCGGCGATCTCGGCGGGCATGGAAGCGTATCTCCGCACTCGCCACCGCAGCATCGCGGCCGGCGCGCGGGTGACCTACGAGCTCATGACCGGCGATTTTAGCCAGGCCAATTTCGCATCGGGCAAGCTCGGCTTGCTCGAGTATCAGCGGTTCGTCGGGCATGTGCAGTGGCACATTCTGATTCCGCAGGCACTCGACAAGATCGGCGCTTGGTTCATCGAAGCCGCAAAGCTGGCCGGAAAGCTTCCTGCGAACGTGGCGGTGAAGATCGAATGGACGCCGCCCGAAGTCGAAAGCATCACCCGTCTCGACGACGCGCGCGCAGATCTCCTCGAGGTCCGCATGGGCAAGCGCTCCATGCCCGAGATCATCGCCAAGACCGGACGCGATCCAGCGACCGTGCTCAAGGAGACAGACGAGTGGAGCGCCAAGGTCGATGCGACCGCCACCAAGCTCATCCTCGATTCCGATCCGCGCAAGGTCACCATCCAGGGCCAATTGCAGATGACGAAACAGGATGGCGACAACGGAGAAACCGATGCCCCAAGCTCTTAGAGAGGCAATCGAGAAAGAAATCCGCATCCCGAAGAGCTTCGGCGAGGTCGAGGTGCGGGCCGACACCTTCAACGAGAACGATCGCACAGTCGAGGTTTGCTGGTCTACCGGCGCCAAGGTGAAGCGATATTCCTGGGATGAAGGCTACTACATGGAAGAGCTGCAGGTGGACAAGAAAGCTGTCCGCCTCGATCGGTTCAGCGCGATGTCGTTGCTCGACACGCACGACAACTACTCCATGGATTCGAGGCTGGGCACTGTCGTCCCAGGCTCGGTTCGCTTCGAGAACGGCAAGGCTTACGCGCGCATCAAGTTCTCGAGGAAGCAGCGCGCCGAAGAGATCATGCAGGACATCCGCGACGGACATCCCCTGCCGATCTCGGTTGGCTACAAAATCCACCGGTATGAGAAGACCGAAGGCGCAGACGGGCAGCTGCCTGTGCTGAGGGCGATCGATTGGGAGCCGCTCGAATTGTCGGCGGTACCGATCCCGGCGGACGCCGGAGCAATCTCCAGATCCGAGCCGGACGGCAAGGACTTCGAAACCGTCCTGGTCCGGCAGGACTCACCCCACGCGGCCGTGCCCGCAACTACGAAGGAAAGACCCATGAATAAGCGCGAAGCCGCGAAGCAGTACAAGGGTGATCAGCTGGACGCCCTTGCCATTGGTGCAGGTATCTCCCGCAAGGAAAACGAGACTGACGAAGCCCTGCGCGCTCGCCTGCTCGATGCCTTCGACAAGGAAGACCGCGCCGCCGACGAGGCCGAAAAGGCTCGCAAGGCTGCTGAAGAAACCGCTCGCCGTGCCGCTGAAGAAGAAATCCAGCGCCGCGCAACCGGTCAGCAGCACCAGCAGCAGCCCACCGGTCTGACCGAGCAGCAGGCGCAGCAGCGTGCGGACGAGGCTGTCGCCGCCGAAGTCAAGCGCCGCTCCGACATTGAGGGCTTCGCTAAGATCTCCGGCCTGAAGTCCGACGACGAGCTCGTCCGCAAGGCGATCGACGACCGCCACACGATGGAGCAGTTCCGGAACGCGGTCCTCGACAAGATGATCGCCGACCAGGCGCGCTCCCCGACCTTCCCGCACAGCGAGAGCCGTGGGATGGATGCGCAGGACACAATGCGCCGCATGGTCACCAACGCCATCCTCCATCAGCTCGGCGTCGAGTCGAAGCTCGAGGACGGCGCCCGCGAATGGCGCTCGATGGGCGCGATGGAGATGGCCCGGGAACTGCTGGCTGCACGCGGCCAGAGCACCCGTGGCGGCGTCCACCAGATCGCCGAGCGCTCGCTGCACACAACGAGCGACTTCCCGATCATCCTGCAGTCGGTCGTCCGTGCGGTTCTCCTGTCCCGCTACACCGGCTACGAGAACACGTTCCAGCTCTTTGCCTCGCGCGAAGTGCTGCCGGACTATCGTGAAGCCAAGGTGCTCGATATCGGCGCGGCGCCCGACCTGAAGCTGAAGAACGAGCACGGTGAGTTCGTGTCCGGCACGCTCCGCGAAAGCGAAGAAGCCATGAAGCTGCAGCGCTACGGTCGCGCGATCGGCTTCACCCACGAAATGCTCGTGAACGACCAGCTCGGTCAGTTCATGAAGGTGGTCGGCCAGTGGGGCGAGAAGGTCGCCAAGCTGGAAGGCGACGTCATGTGGGGCGCCATCATCAACAACCTGGTAATGAAGGATGGCTTTGGCCTCTTCCATGCCAACCATAAGAACCTTGCCGCCAGCGGTACGGCTCTCGACATCGCCAACCTGAAGAAGGCCCGCACGGCGATGCGCGGTCAGAAGGACATCGACGGCGGTATCATCAACCTCAACCCGAAGTATCTGTTCACCGGCTCGAACCTCGAGCTCGATGCGCAGACGCTGGTTGCGGCTCCGTACAACCCGGTCGTCGCCGGCGAAGTCACCCCGCAGGCGATCAAGTCGCTGGTTCCGGTCTACGAGCCGCGCCTCGACCTGATCACCAAGAACGCATGGTTCCTGTTCTCCGACTCCGCTTCGGATCGCGGCCTGCACTACCTGCACCTGCTGGGTTACGAGCAGCCGACCACGAACGAGCAGATCGGTTTCCGCATCGAAGGCGTGGAGTTCACCATCGCGCATTCGTTCGGCGTCGGCCTGACAGACTACCGGTTCGCCTACAAGAACCCTGGCGTCGATCCAACCTGATCGGGATCACCTGACCCACTAGGCGCCGATTAAACCCGGCGCCTTTTCCTTTTTGCAAACACGGGAGAACCCCACATGCGCAATTTCATTCAGCCGGGCAAGGTGATCACCGCAGTGGCGCCGTCTGGCGGCGTCGTCAGCGGCGGCTTCTACAAGATCGGTGCCTTTTTCGGTATCGCCACCACGACCAAGGCGGTTGGCGAGAACTTCGAGCTCGACATCAGCGGCGGCGTCTACGAGCTGCCGAAGACCTCGGCCGAAGGCTGGGCGTTCGGCGACACGATCTACGCCACCTCCGGCGGTCTCATGACCACGGTCAGCTCCGGCAACACCAAGGTGGGTACGGCCGCTGCTATCGCCGCCAACCCCTCCGGCTCCGGCCTGGTGAAGCTCAACAACAACTTCTAATCGCCTGACGGCGGCCTTCGCCGGCTGCCGCAACTCCCACAAGGAAACGCGATCATGACGACCAAGAAGACCACCGCCAAGGCCGACCTCTCGAAGAGCTACGTGGCCGCACTCGACACCATCTTCGAAGGCAGCCCGGTTCGTGAGGGTGTCCCCGTCAGCGTGAGGGGTATGGCCGAAGAGCGCGTCCAGGAATACCTCGACGCCGGCCTGATCGAGCTCCCGGACGAGCCGTCGAAGGAGGCCGTGGAAACGAGCAAGCAGCTCTCGGAAGAAGCCGCAAAGATCGACACCTCCGGTGACAAGCGCACCGAAAAGTAGGGGCAGGCAATGGCACTCTTCAACCGCCTGGACAAATTGACGAGCCGGGCGGTTGATACCGTCAACGCCACCCGCTTCGTGCTCACGCCGATGACGAGCACGCCGAACGGTCGCACCCAACGCGACGCCAATCGGCAGATTATCGATGGCCGCGGCATCTTCGACTATGCCGAGATGGAATATGGCGTGCAGCTCGGCGTGCGCAAATCTTACCGAGAGGGCAATGACCTTCGGTCCGTCCAGTCTGGACGAGATCCGCAGCTGTCGGTTGACCGCAAATATTTCGGAAGCTTGTCCGAGGAGGCGCTGCAGGGCGACATCGTCAAGTTCCCGGATGACCCCCACCTTCCAGATTTTCAGGTGACGAAGGCGCAGCGTGACGGGTTGACCCGCATAAAGCTCGACCTCGTCCAAATAGGAGGACAGGCATGAGCCTGAACCGCTTGGTAGCGCGGCTCTCCGTCGTGTCCGCCCTGAACAATTACCTCACGGCGCCCTGGCCGACGCTGGCCGGCCCGAACATCTTCGACTCCAAGATCGAGCCGGTCGAGGATATGAAGCTGGACCGCGCGTTCCCGTGTGCCGTTGTCTACACCGACTACGACAAAGACCATTGGGCGAAAGCTGACAGCGATCGCAAGCACCGCCTCATGACGGTCACCATCGAACTGCTGATCGTTCAAGTGGCGGAGCAGATCGAGACAGAAGGTCAGCCGACTCGCTATCAGCTCGAGACGCCGACCACGGACAGCGAGATCGAAACCTCGCTCGACATATTCGAGGTGCAGATCTTCCGCGCGCTCAACGCCGGCAACGTGGCGAGCGACTGCTTCAACTATCTGTGCACGTCCTACGACAACGTGATCAGCCGCCGCGGTGCATCGATCGAGGGCGGCCAGCGCCTAGCAGCGCGCCAGCTCACGCTCGAAATGAAGACGCCGCGGGACAATATCAAAGGGGTCATCCCGGAGCAGATCGAGGCATTCCTCAACAAGCTGGAGGAGCACGCGGACTACGGCGACCGCGTCGACAACATCCGCGCCATGTTCACCGCTACCGCTACCGAGACGGCGGGGGAGAAGGCACGGAAGGCTTACGGCTATTCGACGGATGTCGGCAGGATGCTCGGCTACGAGCCCGGGCCGGAGGTGCTCCTGCCGGCGAACCTGACCTTCCAGCTCAAGGGAGGATGAAGGCATGAGCTACGAGGTGGTCTTCCGCCGACTGCTGGACCGCATTGAGCTCCTCGAGCGCACCCTTCAGCGTGTCCAGACCCGTCAGAACAGCATGTTCCGTGAGGGCGTTGTCACGTCGGTCGATGCTGAGAACTATACCGCGATTGTCGATGCGCACGGGATTGAGAGCAAGCCCGTCCCTTGGCTGCAGCAGGCAGGCGAGATCAACGAATGGACTCCGCCATCAAAAGGGCAGCGGGTCGTTCTGGTTTCACCCGGCGGCGACATGGGGAAGGCGTTCATTCTCCCCGGGGGCTTTACTGATGAGGTGAAGCAACCGCATGACAAGGGAGCCGAAAAGCGTGTGAAGATCGGTGGATGCGTGCTCACGCAGTCAGCCTCGGGTCTGATCCTCGAGGTCGACGGCACGAAATTCGAGTTCACTGCCGGAGGTTTTAAGCAGACCAACGGCGACCAGATCCACCATGGCGGCAAGCAAGAGCACGACGGCCAGAACGTCGGCAAGACACACGTTCATGGCGGCATCGTTCGCGGCGTCGCGGACACCGACCCACCCCACTAAGGAGACGACCATGAAGACCACCTATTTCGCGACCGCCGAAGGTCACATCCTGGGCAGCTGGCGGAACGCGGGCGATTCCGTCGGCGAACTGACTGAGCGCGAGGCGAAGTATCTGGAGATGCACGGCACAATCGCCAGGACGAAGCTTGAAACCAAGGGCAAACCGCCCGCCCTGGAACCTGACGCGGCAGTGATCGAGCGGAAGACGCGATAATGGCTCGGGTCGGGCTCGACGCCACAACCGGTCGCCTGCTTTACGGGTGGGACCACTGCGTTCAGAGCATCACCAAGATCCTGACCACTGAACTGCGCGAGCGGGTGCAGAGGCGGAGCTTTGGCTCCGTCCTGCCAAGAATGATCGACCGTCCGCAGAACCAGGAGACGGTCATCGACATCTATATGGCCGTTGCTGAATCGCTCGAGCCACGCGTCGTCGAAGGCCACCAAATGGGCGAGCCAGGCTTCGTGCTTTTGAGGACCAGCCTGGATGCTAATGAGGCCGGTCATCTCCTCATGCTCGTCAGCGGCGTGTTTTTCGAGAACGGCCACCTTGGCGACTATAGCAACCCTGCCGCTCGTGAAATCTCCTTCGTGGTCACACAGGACAGTTTGGAGATCGCCGCGGCCTAAGCTCGAAAGGAAGGGCGTTGTCCACTTCGGCGATCGACATAACCAAATTGCCAGCGCCGAGAGTAATCGAAGAGCTGAACTACGAGGCCTATCGAACTCGCGGCATTCAGGAATTCGTCGCCGTGTGGGAGACCGTTCGTGCGGAGAATCCCTCTCTCGGGCTACCATCTTACACGGTTGACGCGCTGGAGACCGACCCCTTCGTCATCCTCAATGAGGCCGAAAGTTATCGCGAGACGCTTCTGAGGGCTCGCGTCAACGCGGCGCTTCGAGCAACTCTTTTGGCGTTTGCCAAGGGTAGCGACCTAGATCATCTCGCCGCCTTCTATGACGTTTCACGAATGATCGGGGAGCTTGACGACAGGTTGGTTGACCGCGTCATACTGGCCATCCAGGGCAGATCGACCGGCGGTACTGAGCCACGTTACAAATTCATCGCCATGTCGGCGGATATCCGCGTCCAAGACGCCATTGTCTATACTGTCGGCCGTAGCCCGCTCATTCACGTCGCCGTTTTTTCCACTGCTCCAGACGGCGTGGCGTCCGCGGATCTGTTGGAGATCGTCAACGCGGCCCTTCAGGACCCAGCAGTTCGAATGGTCAACGACACCATCGTAGTCGCCTCGGCAGTGAAGCAAGTCATCGACGTCGTCGTGGATGCCTGGCTGTTGCCAGACGCCGACGTCGCAACCTTGGACCGGGCTGCCGACAACCTCCGGGCAGCTTGGTCATCCGCTCGGTCGCTCGGCCGCGACTTCACCACCAGCTGGTGGATGGCGCAGCTCATGATCGCGGGAATTCACAGGGTGAAGCCAATCGCACCGTCTGCCGACGTGGTTGTCGTGCCGTCAGAGTCAATTTCGATCGGAACGATCACCCTTAACAACAGAGGAAGGGCTTACTGATGACTTCTTTGCTCCCCCTCAATACAGGATTGTTTGAGGGGGCGCAGGAGAAGGCCCTCCTGCCGAGGTGGCCCCTTTTGGAGGTTGGAGCAGATGCAATTGCTTCCGCAAAGAGAGCCCCTCCGCCTTCCGTCCTGCCATACCTTGTCTACGAATATGGGCTTGGTGAGCTGACGCCCTACGTGCCGAACCTCTACACGCTTGTCGTCGACCGAGAAGGCGTGAATTGGCAGCGCATTCGCGGAACACCGGCGGCCGTCAATAAGGGCCTTGGTTGGCTTGGTTACTCCGCCACGATGGAGGATGCTTGGCACGGCCGTGCCTATTGGAATAGCACCCAACTGCGGTTCCCCGAACTGCCCGCTAACGACAACCTGGATCTGGAGCGGATCGAAGGGATCACTCGCCTTTCTATGCCGCTGCGTTCTCGGCTCCGCCGTGGCGTCCATCAATATGATGTTGGCGCGGTCGAGGCGGACGGAAGCCGGCTCGACGCCAGCATTCTCGATCGGGAGAGTGGCGTTGCCGTTACGGCCACCGGCACGCTCTGGTCGTTCGGTCGCACCACCGAGATCGATCATCTTCTGACGGAGGCCGAAGGCACCGCGATCGGCAATTGGATACCCGAACCAGCGGAAGGTGGGCTGAAATGGGTGGACATGCAATACCCGTGGGTGACCGCGAACTTCTTGTGGGCCGATAACCCGGCTGTACAACGCCGAACACTGATGGCCGCCTGGTTCGCCGCGCGCGTTCTTTACGTCACGTTCCGCGACCAGAGCGGAGACGTCATCGGCCATCGACGTTGCCGTGCTGATCATCCCGTTCGCGAGCAGGTCGAGGGCGCCTACCTAGTCGGCGGCGTGCGCTATCAGCCGCAACCGGGCGCCGCGCGTGTTTACCTCGAAGCGATGACAGATTTCGAGGACGCATTCGACGTCGAAGCGAAGGCCGTCGAACTGACGGTTGGCGCTACCCTGGCGCCTGGCATCAAGCCCGGCCGGCTCTGGCTGCAGCCGGGCGAGCTACTCGGCGGTCACGCGATCGCCGTCACGTCCATTTCCCTGCCGCTGCGCAAGACGGTGCGCGAGCAGATCAAAATCCTCATGAGGTTCTAATGTACGAGCACGCTAGCGGCTTGCCCCACGCCTATGACCGCGCCGCAGGAAAGCCTGAACAGCAGAGCGTCGTTTTTTATGGCGATCGCCCGTTCATTCAGGGCGCCGAGTTGGTCGAGCTTCAGACGATCATCCGTGGTCGCCATGATCGGCTCGGCCGCCTGGTCGCCCGTGAGGGCAACCGGATCGCCCGCGCCGACGCCATCGTCGATATCGAAATTGGGGCCATCACCCTTGCCTCCGGCAGTATCTATGTCTCCGGCGACGTCTTCCCAGTGGGCGAAGCCGTTCTGGAAGACGTGCCAATGACCGGCCGCGTCGAAATCGGCGTTCGTCTGGTCCGCTCTTACGTGACGCACGAGGATGATCCCAGCCTCGTCGGCCTGGTTCCCGGCTCTCTTGCCGAGGGCGAGCCAGGTGCTGCGCGCGAAATCGCCAGCATCTCCTGGGCTCTTGAAGGCGACGACGGTGAAGGGGCCTTCTATTCCGTCTACACCCTGCTCGACGGAACTATCCTCGACCAGACCGGCCCGTCCATTCTGGAGCCGGCCCTTCAGGCAATCGCCGCCTATGATCGCCCTAACGGCAATTACATCGTGTCGGGTTGCCGCGTGACGGCGATCAGCGCCGCCGGCGGCAATCAGATCTTCTCGATCGAGCAGGGCGAAGCTAACATCAACGGCTACAAGCGCACCCGTCTTGCGGCCCTACGGCACACTCAGCCCATTGCTTGGGAAGAGGTTGCCATTCCCGGCGAAACCAAAACCTATGGCGGCGGGGCGAGTTACACGTTCGCGGTCGATTTCGCGCCGATCGGCGTCATTAACTCGATCCTTCTGACAAAGGAAAAGACTGTCACGCTAACGCGGGGCGCGATCGCCAATGGCTCTGACGGTTTGCCAGACAGTAGTGTGATTTCGGTCTCGTCCGTCGTCCAGGGCGGCACGACCTACGTCGCGGCCACCAGCTACAATCTTGTCGGCAACGCGATCGATTGGGCGCCTGCCGGCGCGGAGCCGGCAATCGGCTCGACGTATAACGTTACCTATCGGTACCGTGCTGCCGTCGCGCCCACGGCAAGCACCGACACGACAATCACCGTTTCGGGCGGTGTGGCAGGCGGCGACATCATCACTGCCTACACGCAAAAGCTACCGCGCATCGATCGCCTCTGCCTCGGCCAGGACGGTTCGCCGATCTACATCAAGGGGCTGCCGGCGCGTAGCAATCCGATGGCGCCGGGGGTGCCGAGTGAAATCCTGCCGCTTTGCCAGATCTTCAATGACTGGATGTCACTGCCCGTCGTCACCAATGACGGGGTGCGCTCCCTGCCGTATTCGGAGATGTGGCGGTATTTCAACCGGGTGATCGATTATGAGCGGCTGTTCCAGCTGGAGCGCCTTCGCAACAACATCGACTTTCGGGAGCCGGTCGCCAAGAAGGGGATCTTCGTCGATCCCTTCCTCGACGACAGCTATCGCGATGCGGGCGAGGCGCAGACCGGTGCGATTGGCAATGGCATGCTCCAGCTCGCCATCACGCCGACGTTCTTCACCGGGACGCTCACTGCGCCGGTCATGCTGGATTGGGTTGAGGAAGTCCTGGTCACACAGGACCTGAAGACGGGTTGCGAAAAGATCAACCCCTACCAGAACTTCAATCCGCTGCCCGGCTCACTCCGCCTCACACCGGCTGTCGACTTCTGGACCGAGGATAGAACCGACTGGCTCTCTGCGCAGACCATCGAGTTCAACCGTGGCACTCGCTTCGACGGTGGCCCGCTGCAGACGACAGACACGGAAACCCAGCTCGTCGACCATCGCGTCGAGCAGCTGGAATTCCTTCGGCAGATCCCGGTGGCTTTCACCATCAGCGGCTTTGGCCCAGGCGAAATCCTCCAGACGCTGACCTTCGACGCCATCAACGTCAAGCCGGCGGGAACACAGACTGCCAATGGTTCCGGACAGATCACCGGCACGTTCAACATTCCGCTGAACGTCACCGCTGGCACGAAGATCGTTGCCGCCAAGGGCGTCGGCGGGACGGAAGCCAACGCGATGTTTACCGGACAAGGCACCATCGAGATCGACACCATGCGGCGGGTGACAACGGTCCAAAACTGGACAGCACCTCAGCTGGTTCAATGGGTTCGAGATACCGGAAATAACGGCTGGGACAATAACACCTCCGATGGCACCGGAAGTGCGCCGGATCCGCAAGCTCAGATGTTCGCGGTACCGGAGATGCGCCAACTGGTGGGCGTCGATTTCCATATCTGCCATGTCGGCAACCAGGCGAACCATCTGCTCGTGGACCAGGTATCGATCAACAACGGATACCCGACGACGAACATTGCCGCCGAGGTAGTCGTGCCGATGACAGGTGCCGTCGCCGGCTGGAAGGAGGCGCGCTACAATCTGCCGCTGACCACGCCGGCTGATCGGGCGCATGCGTTCGTCATCAAGACCGATGATGCCGACCATTCCGTCTCGTTCGCCAAGCTCGGCGGCTTTGATGAGACCTTGCAGAAGTTCGTGACCTCGCACCCTTATGTGACGGGGCCGCGTTTCTCCTCGGTCAACGCCCAGACATGGACGGCGCATCAGGATGAGGCACTCGCCTTCAGGATCGTCGCCGCGAAATACCTGGTGACCACGAAAACGGTTCCCCTGGGTAGCTTCGCGCTCAATCAGGCCTCTGATCTTCAGGTCCGAGCCGCTATCGAGCTTCCCGGTCCCGGATGCTCGGTCGTGTTCGAGATCGAGCGCACCAACGGCACGATTTACCGCCTCTTGCCGTTCCAGGTGCTGCAGCTCACTGAGTTCATCACCGAGACGGTGCAGCTGCGCGCCATCCTGACCGGAACAGAAAAGCTTTCCCCGGTGCTATTCGCTCCGGTGCAGCTGGTTGCCGGCAAGATCGGCACGACGCTGACCTACATCACCCGCGCCTTCACGCTGGGGACGGCTGTCCGGTTGACCAGCTACCTGAAGGCGTTCCTGCCGGGCGGCGCCTCGGTCGCCATGCACTATTCCAAGGATGGCGGAGCCTGGACGAGTCTTCCGTTTGTCAGCGCCGACGCCTTGGCGTTCCCGCTGTGGACGGAGCGCAAACATGAGGTGACGGGCCAGACCGGCACTCTGGTTCGCCTTCGCATCACCGGGACCGGAGGACCGGCCGCCCGGCTCATAATCGGCGATCTTGGCGCCGGCATCTTCTGAGGATCGATATGGCAGTCACCGAACACTACGCTATCCCGCTTCCCGACCCGGCCGCCGAGGTTGATGAGGAATTCTATCGCCTGCAGCAGGCGTGGGCGGTCGTCGATGCCGCTATTTGGGCTCTGGCTAATGTCGTCGCCAACAAGGCCAATGCCAGCCACGGACATGGGATAGCTGATATCTCCGGTCTGGTGACGGCGCTTGCCGGAAAGATGGCCGCCACGCAGACGTTCGCGCTCGACGACCTGACCGACGTTAACGGCGCTACGGGCGCGGCAACCAATTACCTTCTGGTCAAGAACGCCAGCGGGCAATGGGTTCCATCTTCGGCTATCGCCGCGCTCGGTACCCATCAACACGCGACGGCCGACATCGTCGGCCTGACTGCCGCGATCAATGCCGCTGTCGCCGCCGTGGTCGCGGCGGCGCCGACGACACTCGACACACTCAACGAGCTGGCGGCCGCGATCGGTGACGATCCGAATTTCGCGGCGACGATAGCCGCGCAGATCGGTTTAAAGGCACCAACCGCGAGCCCGACCTTCACAGGGACGCCGGCAGGCCCTACCGCCGCCGCTGGAACGAACACGACGCAACTGGCAACGACAGCTTTTGTTGCCGCGCTCGGCGCTCTGAAGGCTAATCTGGCATCACCAACATTCACAGGGACGCCAGCTGCACCAACTGCCGCGGCCGGCACTAACACGACGCAGCTGGCGACGACGGCATTCGTCGACAATGCGCTAAGTAAGACGGTCGTCAAACGAAGCGGGCAACTTACACCTTCCCTCGGCGGCACCCTCACTTACGCTCACGGCCTCAGCTACACCCCCGATGAGTATTGGGCGGAGTTGGAATGCATCGCGACTGACAATGGCTGGGCCGCTAGCAACGTAATCAGAGCGCATGTCGACGACAACGGCGGCGGCTACGGTATCGAAGTATTTCGTGACGGCACGAGTGTGTATGGCATCGTCGGTGCAAATGGTATCGGCGTTCATCATAATAAAACGACTGGTGCTGCTTTTGTCCCAACAGTAGCAAGCTGGAGAGTGCGTCTATGTACACGCTGAGTGAAAGGTTCTATCGGGATACAGAGGGGCGTTTTCTTGGCTCCTTCATTGGCGATTGGGTCAAGCAACCGACGCAGTCGGAGCCGCCACCAGATCCGTTGCCGGAAGGATGGGAGCCGCCAGACGAGGTATACGTCGAGGTTTGGCCGGATATTCCTGCCGGGGCTGTCGAGGTGTCACTAGCCCCCGAGCGAGCCGGTCAAATCTACGACCAAGTGGCATCAGTATGGATGGATCCGCCGGTCACCGCCGCAGAAGTGGACGCCGAGCGTGATCGGCGGATCGGGGCGGGTTTCACCTTCGAAGGCGTTTTGTATCAGTCGGACAAAGAGGCGCGCGAAAACATCATGGGGGCGCACAAGGCGGCCTCGGATGCGATGATGCTGTTTGGTGCTCAATCCGGAGATCTTGCTTGGCGCCTGCTTCTTGACCCCGCAGGACCGGAAGTGTTCGAGTGGATCGCTTCGGACAATTCCCGCGTACCGATGGATGCACCTACCGTGCTTCGCTTCGGCTATGCCGCCCTGTCCCACAAGGCGAGCCATATCTTCGCTGCGAGCGATCTAAAGAGCATGGACCCGGTACCGGTCGACTTCGCCACTAATCCGGTTTACTGGCCGTAAGCCCGCGCATGCTAGCCGCGGCGAAGCTCTAGGCCGACTCCCTTGCCGTCCACCAACGTACAGCCAGGACTGGACGACATCTATCTCGTCATGCTTTTAGTGCTTCCCAAGCGTAAACGAGAGACCGCCATGAGCCTTAGATCGACCATCCTCAACGCCGTCATAAAAGACAGCATGATGATTACGGATTGCGCCTCTAAAGAGGACATCATGAAAGTCATCAGCCTGTTGACGCCGGTCCCGATTGGGGTCGAGCTTATTCGTATCGGCAGTGAGGGAGATGGGGGCTATTTGATTCCGGATGATATGGACGGGATCGAGTATTGTTTCTCGCCGGGGGTTTCGGAGGTTGCGGACTTCGAAGGGGATCTCGCCTCTAGGTTCGGGATTAAGTCTTTTCTCGCCGATGCCAGCGTCGAGGCTCCTCCGTCTCCTAATGGAATGTTTGATTTCGAGAAAAAATTCCTCGGGGCGACGGATGGAGGGGATTTCATCCGATTGTCAACCTGGATTAACGAGAAGCTAGGCCCCGGTGAGAGGTCTGACATGATCTTGCAGATGGATATCGAAGGCGCGGAATTTGACGTCCTTATCGAGACTTCCATCGAAACATTGAGGCGCTTCCGGGTGATGGTCATCGAGTTTCATGAGCTCGACATGCTTCTCACCAAGAAGGCGTGCCGCTTTCTAACGCCGATTTTCGAGAAGTTGGCGGCGGAGTTTGTCGTGGCTCATATCCACCCTAACAACTATCGAGCCCCGAGCTCAGCTTACGGTATCAAGGTGCCGCGAATTCTAGAAGTGACATTTCTTCGTAAGGACAGGATCAAGGAGGACCGCGCAGTGGAATGCTTGTCATTCCCGCATAAACTGGACCGAAAGAACGTGCCCTCTGCGCCCGATGTCATTTTGCCGGAGATGTGGTGGAAGCCGCAGGCGTAGGCCTGCAACAATGGTGAATCCGCCGGCCGCCAACGGACCCGATTCCGGCTGACGTCACCACAGATCCTGTCTACTGGCCGACGTGACGTAGACTGCGTCAAGGGGCTGCTGCCGGACATTTAGACTCAACCGAACCCGCCCTTTGAGGCGGGTTTTTCTTTGCCCGCCATCCGGTGCGGGAAAACAAAACCAATAAGGAATAAGCGCGATGGCCGACATTTACCTTCACGGCGTGGAAACTACTGAAAATACCAATGGCCCGCGGCCTGTCGAGACGATCGACACCGGCGTGATCGGCCTCATCGGCACTGCCCCGGATGCGGAAGCTGGACTCTGGCCGGTTAATACTGTGGTGCCAATTTATGGCGCTGGCGGTGCGGTCCAGGGCCTCGGTGCCAACGGCACGTTAAAAGATGCGATTGAGGGCATCTTCGATCAGGCTGGTCGGGTCTCCCATACGATTCTCGTTGTTCGCGTGACGGAGGGCGCCAATATCAAGGAGACGATGACGAATATCATCGGCAGCTCCACGCAATTCACCGGCGTGCACGCGCTCCGCAAGTCACCCGGTGAGCACGGTCTTACCCCAAAGCTTCTTATTGCCCCCGGCTTCACCTCGAGTCGCCCGACCGATGGCATCTCGGCGATAGCCAAATCGACGGACGGGGTAGGGTACACCTCCGCGCCTACGGTGGCGATATCAGGCGGAGGCGGGACTGGCGCAACTGCCGTCGCAACGATCAACAGCGTTACCGGAAAGCTCGATGAAATCGTCATCACCAACCCGGGGTTCGGTTATACCACCGTCCCGACGGTCACGCTTTCCGGCGGCGGTGCAACGACCCAGGCCACGGCAACGGCGACGGTCGGCACGGTCGCCAACCCCGTCACGATGGAGTTGCTGACGCTGGCTAACCGGTTCCGCGCAGGCGTGATCAAGGATGCGCCGGCTACCACGACCTCGGCCGCGATTTCGGACCGTCTGGACTACGACACCGATCGTCTTCTGATAGTCGAGCCGATGGCGAAGATCTTTAAGGATGCGGCGGTGGTGCAGGAGCCGGCTTCCGCTCGTGTCGCGGGCCTTCAGGCTAGGGTGGATTATAGCGAGGGATTTTGGGTCTCGCCGTCCAACCATGTGATCGAAGGCATCGTCGGCGTGTCTCGCCCGATCGAGCATTCCATCACCGACCCGTCGGCCGAGTCTCAGCTGCTCAACAAGAACGCGATCGCCTGCATCGTGCGTGCCCCGAGCGGCGGCTTCAAGCTTTGGGGCTCTCGCGTGCCGTCGTCGGACTCGCTCAAGTCCTTCTGGTCGGTCCGGCGGGCCCACGACACGATTATCGACTCGATCGAGCGGGCTGCAGAGCCTTTCATCGACCGACCGTTCAGTGTCCAGGTGCTCGTCGACATCGCTGAGACCGTAAACAGCGCGCTTCGTCGCTGGAAAGCTTTGGGCGCTACCCTGGGCGGCCGCGTCTGGCTCGACACCACGCTCAACACCAAAGAGACGTGGGCGAACGGGCAGCTGTTCATCAGCTACGACGGTGAGGCGCCGGCTCCGATCGAGCATATCACCTTCATCTTCAACCGGAACACCGGCTACTACGAGGAGCTCGGCTCCAGTGCCGTCCGCGAGATCGCCCGCATGGCTGGTACGGCTATCCCTGCCAACGCCTGATCACAACCGCACGCATAAGGAGATCGAACCATGCGGCATATTCTGCAGGGCTTCACCATGTTCATGGATGGGCTCGACTTCGGCATCGACACGGAGGAAGTGGAGCTCCCGCTCCCGACCCCGGTCACCCAGGAATACAGGGGAGGCGGCCAGGATTTGGGCATCACGCTTCCCATGTCTGCGATCGAGGCCATCCAGATCACCGTCAAGATGGCGGGCCACAACCCCGACATCATGGCGGTCATGGCGCAGGCGCCGGGCGTCACCCGTCGCGTTACCTTCCGCGGCGGTGTGATGCGGGAGCAGGACGGTGGGATTGCCGCTCACGTCTGCATAGTCGAAGGCGCCATCAATGGCAGCTCTCGCGACCGCTGGCAGCGCGGTGAGAAGTCAGGCGTCGAGTTCGTCATGAACGGTGTCAAGTATTTCCGCTACGAGGCCGACACCCGCATCATCCATGAGCTTCAGGTCTGGCCTCCGGTCCGGATGATCAACGGCGTCAACCAGCTCGCCGCTCTTAACCAGGCGCTCGGCTATTAAGTCGAGCCCCCAACCTACAGGAGAGTGACGTGGTGGATCAGGTCACAAGGGCAATGTCGCAGCAGGAAATGGATCGCGTCCTGGAGCGCAAGGCAAAAGAAGTGGTGGTGGGCGCAGTTGCCAGCATGGCGCCCCCCGTATTCGTCGAGGGCGCCGTGAGACACATCTCCGTGCCACTCGATTATCCGGTCACCTTTAACGGCGGGACCATCAGCGAGGTAGTCATTCGACGGCCGACCATGAGGGAGTGGCGCGCATACCTTCGGGAATGTGTTGACGCGGTGAAAGAAAGAGGTCCGGGCGCTGACGACGATGTCGACCAAGTCTGGCTCAGCGTACCAGCCGTCGTTCTGGAGAACCTCGATTTCATCGATGCTTCGCGTGTGGAGAGCGCGCAAGAAGGTTTTTTCGAACGCACAAAGTCGTCTCCAGAGACGGAGACGGCGGATTCGTCGTCCAGCACATCCGACACTGGAGAACCTTCGCCTTCGTCGTGATGAGGGAGAGCCAGGGCGGCGTGAGTATGGAAACCATTTTGGACGGCACCTTCCCGGATCTCATCGATCTGTGGGAGGAAGCCGTCTATATTCGATAGGTGAACAATGGTCAGCCGCACCGCTACCCTCAGACTCCAGCTCATCGATTCGGTAAGCGGCCCCTCAAAGAATGCGGCCGGCGCGATCAGCAGCATCAATTCGGCGCTCGCCAAGCTCGGAAAGGGCGGGTCGCCCGAGATCCGGCGACTGGCAAAGCAGCTCGAGTACCTTCAGAAGAAGGCGGGTTCGATTGAGGATTTCACGGCTACTCGCCGTGGCTTCAAGGATCTCGCCACGCAGATGAAGGCGGCGCAGAGCAACGTCTCCCGTCTCGAGGCCGCGCTTAAATCCGCATCCAAGCCTACAGCGAAAATGAAAGCGGATCTCGAGTCCGCCAAGGCCTCCCTGCGATCGACCACACAAGCCTTTAGGGACCAAGGGAACGCCGTCCGCCAGTCGGAACGTGCCCTGCAATCATACGGTATCGCCGGCCGCCGTGGGATCTCCAGCTCGCAGCAGGCAATTCGCAATGAGATCGGCAAGACGATTCGCGAAATGCGTCGCCTCGACCAGGAGGCGCGCAAACCCAAGCCGCCGACCCCGCGGCCGCCACCTAGCCAGCGCCCTCCCGGCGGAGGATCTCCAGCCTATGACGCCGTCACGGCGGTGGGCGGCGGCGTGGTCGCCAACACCGGCAAGAACATTGCTCAGAAGTCGTTTTTCCTAGGCGTCGACTTCAACCGGGCCGCTGAATACCAAGCCGCGTTGGGTGACTTCAAAGGCGCCGATCGGAACGCGCTCAATCGTCAAGCCGAGAAGATCGGTGGCGACACCCGCTTTTCGAACGTGGATGTCGTCCGAGCGCAGACCACCGTCCTCCAGCGCGGTATCCGCGACGTGAAGCAGATCTTGGATCTGACGCAGAAGGTCACCGATTATTCGCTTGCCATGGGCGTCACTCTCGAGGAAGGCGCTGAGGCGGTGACCGGCTCGGCACTGTCGAAGCGCATCGATCTTCAGGATACCAAGGCTATCGGCAACTTTGTCGATTTCATGGTCTGGATGGCGAAGAACGGCGGTATGTCGAATGACGACGTCAGCCAGTTCGTCAAATACGGCGGTGCGCCTACGACGGGCGCCAAGCTGTCTGATGAAACCATGGCAGCCATGGGCATGATCCTCCGCCGCTCCGGAGTGCGAGGAGACGAGGCCGGCGTGTTCGCCCGCTCGGCCGCATCCAAGCTTGTGGCTCCCACTCAGAAGGGCAAGGACGCCCTGGCTGCGATGGGTATCGACTTCAGTAAGTTCACGTCGATCGACTCCATGAATGAGGCCGGTATCGGCATCATGATGAAGCAGAAGTTCGCAGCCACCCTCACTGACGACATGAAGCAGAAGGTTAGGGAGCTCATCCAAAACGGTGAGTTCACGGACCAGGAAACCGGTGAGAGCCGATCGGTCATCTCGGACACCGGCGAGTTCGCTTCGCAAATGAGCCAGATCCTCGCCCCTTTGTTCACCGATAAGAATGGGAAGATGTCTGTTCAAGACGCCAAGGCCCTTTCGAAGGCTCTTGCCGACTACCAGAAGTATTCCATCGACAGCGTCGACACGATGGGGCTGCTCAACGCGATCGCCGGCGCGCAGCCGGGTATCGGCAACCTCAATGCTTTCTTCACCGACAAGCAGGGTGGCCGCGCCAACATGATCTTCTCGCAATGGGCAGAATTTCAGAGGCTGCTCGGGATGATGCAGAACGTTCCCGGTGGGATCGCAAACAAGATCGGTACCGAAGCGAACCAGGGCATCTACGGTGATTGGACGAAGCTGACCGGTACCATCGAAACAGCGATGACCCGCATCGGGCAGGATTGGGAGTTCGCGACCAGGCCGATGATCAACAAGGCCAACGAGATCGTCGACAGCTTCATTGGCCTATCGGACAGCACCCGACGTCTCATTGAAGCTTTCGGTGCTGCGGCGGCAGTCCTCGCCGGCTATGCTGCCGCCCAAGGTGCAAAGAGTCTATTGGGACGCCTCCTGGGTGGCGGGGGCGTGCCTGCGCCGGCCGCCGCTGCCGGAGGCGCTGGCTTTCTCGGCAGGGCATCCGGGCTTCTTGGCCGAATTGGGCTTCCTTTTCTGGCGGCGACGACTCTCGGCCGAGGCTCCTTGGTGGACGACCCGAAGCTACTCGAACGCCTACGTGGGGATCTTAGCGGTGCAAGAACCGCCCAGGTCTCACAGGCCGCCAAAGTGGCGCAGGCGCAACCGATCAGGGACCAGATGAATGGTATCACCGCGAGCTGGCCCATCGCCGCACAGCTCGGGATGCGAGACTACATCGCTGCGATCGTTAACGGTGGCGCCGACGCCCAGGCTGAGGCCGCCAGGGTCGGGGAAGATATCAAGACGCAGCTTTCGATTTACGCGAAGCCTGATGTCGATACCAGCCAACTTCAACGCGCGCTCGATCTGGCACGTCAGTTGGCGGCAGTCCTCAGAGGCGAGGCAAGCGGCGGCAGCGTTGCGACATCGTCCGCACCCTCGGCCGATACGCAAATTGGGCACCCGCGGGCGCGCGGCGGCCCGGTCAAGAAGGGTGTCACCTACCCAGTCGGGGGCAGCGGCATCGAACTGTTCACTCCTGGAGCTGACGGCTTCATCAGCCCGGGGGGCGCGGGCGGAGGAGCAGCCAGCATCAGCGTCCACCAGACGAACCACTTCCACGGCGGGCGCGGCAAGGATGACGGCGAGCTTGTCCGCACGCTCGATCGTCAACTTAACCGCGCTGCGCAGACCGCGTTCTCAAGCATCAGATACGGAGACAGTTAAATGCTTATGGCGTGGGGATCATACCGGTTCACGGTACCGAACTACTCGGTCGAAACGCTTCGGCGATCCATTGAGGCGAGGGTTGAACCGCAAAACATCATCGGCGCGGCTCCCTCGCTGCACCGACTCGGGCCAGGCAATGAAAAGCTCACGCTCTCTTCGACATTCCACCCGCGCCACCTCAACGGGCGCGGGCTTGAGCAGCTGGCGGGCGTGCGCCAAGCTGTCAACGCTCTGGTTCCACTGCCACTTGTTCATATCAACGGCGCAGGCATGAACATTTTCGGCAACTGGATCGCCACCTCGGTGGAGGACGAGCAGACGGTGCTCGACAACGCCGGCACCCCACAGATGGTCACCGTGACCATGAACCTCACGCGCGACGACACGTCGGCGGCCAGGTCGATGGCGATCTCGGCGGTGCTCGGCGGAATCAACTTCAGTGTGAGGCTCGGTTTCTGATGCCTGTTCCGTACTTCACGATCTCGGCCGATGGCGTGGATGTCACCGGGCGGCTTGCTGGACTCGGCATGACCATGACGGTCACCGACGGAGCCGGCCTCAAGTCCGACACGCTGCAGATCACCATCGACGATCCGGAAGGTTCGGTTGAACCTCCGCGCACAGGCGCAGTGCTCAATCCGCTCGGCGGGTACGAAGGGCGGATGCGGGACTTCGGTCTCTTCTCCGTCGACAGCGTGGTCTATAGCGGCTGGCCGCAGAAGATCACCATCGATGCCAAGTCGGTAGCAGCGAAATCACTTGCCAAGCAGCGCGAGCCAAAGGCGTACCCAAAGGAAAAGTACCCGACATACGGGGACATCTTTTCGGAGATCGCCGGCAAGATTGGCCTTACGCTACAGATCTCTGTTGAGATCGGCTCGAAGGAAAATCCCTACGAGGCGCAAGCGGAAGAGGACTCGCTCGAGTTCACCACGCGCCTAGGGGAAAAGTTGAATGCCTCCGTCTCCGTCAAGTCCGGGAACCTGGTCGTGGCAAAGAAGGGGTCTGGTGAAAGCGTGGGCGGCGTGGCGATGGGCGTGATCTTCGTAGCCAAGGGCTACAACATCCTCTCCTACACCGTCACGGAGAAGGATGAGCCGAAGCATTCGGAGGTCGAGGCCACCTACTACGACCGCCAGAAGAACAAGCGCGAGACCGTCACCGAATCGACGGGGCTCGATGGCCCGAAGTTCCTGGTACGCACGCCGTTCCAGAACAAAGAAGAGGCGGAGGAGGCGGCTAAATCCCGCGCCAGCGAATTGGTGCGCATGACGGGCGATGCCAGCTTCGAGATCGATGGCGAACCCTTCGCGCAGGCGGAGGCCTATGCCGTGGTGAGCGGGTGCCGTTCTCGAGTCAATGGCCTGTGGTGGGTTCAGACGGCCACGCACCAGTTCTCGGCCGACGGCCCTTACACTACATCGCTTCAATGCGGAGCGCCGACCGATGAGGGCAAGGGCAACGCATCCGAAGCCGCATCTGCTGGCGGGGGGCCTCCCGGGAGCGGATACGAGGCGGGCACGCCTCAACTCACAAGCCCTGATACCGGCGTAGCGTAACCGAAGAGGAGCCCATAATGAAAGGCCAGTTCATGACTGGCGCCGATGGCTCGGCCGTCTACGTCACGATTGACGGAGACATGATCGATGCCATCGCGCACGCCTACTATGGCAAGCACGCCCGCAACACCGAGGCCCTCCTCGAGGCGAACTGGCACGTCGTTTACCTGGGGCCCGTTCTGCCGGCTGGCACCGTGATCAAGCTTCCGCAGATCGCCACCACGGCGCAGCCCGCGACCTTCCGCAGGCTTTGGGACTGACCATCTCAGCAGCACGCATCCACTGAGCCCCGCGCCGGCCGGCCGGGGCTTTTTCTTTAAGGAGACATCCCAATGAATTTTACAGGCACGGGCGCCAAGCTCGCCGGGCCGGACTTTGCTCGTGCAGCGAAAACGATCGGGTGCGAGACTGCCGTCGTTCAAGCCGTCGTTTCCGTCGAGGCCGCAGGCGCTGGCTTCGATGCGAATAACCGCCTGAAACTCCTTCCGGAGCCGCATTATTTTTACAAACTGTTGTCCGGTGCCAAGCGGGACGAGGCGGTGCGGCGGGGGCTCGCGTATCCAACTTGGGGTGAGCAGCCATACGACAAGACCCAGGACCTACGCTATGAGCGCCTTGCACGCATGATTGCCATTGAGCTTGAGACGGCTCTCGACAGCTGTTCGTGGGGGCTCGGTCAGATCATGGGCGCCAACGCCGAAACATGCGGGTATCCCAACGCCCGCGGCATGGTCACCACTTTCCTTGAGGGGGAGGGCGCGCAGCTTGACGGCATCGTCGGCTTCATTATCGGCAACGGTCTGTCCGGCGCCATGGTGCGTAAGGACTGGAAGGTGATCGCCCGGGGCTACAACGGCTCTGGCTACGCCAAGAACCAGTACGACACGAAGCTGCAGAAGGCTTACCTAAGCTTCGCGAAGGGGCAGCCTGCCGGTGCTGATCCTCTGGCGGATGGCGTCCTCTCCATGGGTGATGCCGGCGCTGTCGTCATCGATCTGCAGAAGGCGCTGACCGCTCGCGGCTTCGCCACCGGCGGGATCGACGGCGCGTTCGGCAAGCTGACCGACCAGGCGGTTCGCCAGTTCCAGAAAGTCACCAGGCTTACGGTCGACGGCAAGGTCGGCCGAAATACCGGACGGACGCTCGGCCTCGGCTGGGCTGCCTGATCAAACCGCACAATCCGCTACCACCGCCGCCTCGAGCGGCTTTTTCTTTGGAGACTACTATGATCCGCAAGTATGCAACCCTGTTTGTTCTGGCCGTTGTGGTCGCGCTCGCTTCCCCTGTTATGGCGGTGGTGGCGCTGGCGCAGGAGGCCGCGTCCAACACCACGGTTAGCGGCGGCAGCATTTTCGCTGTCGTTGCGCCTTACATCCTTGAGCTCGCATCGGTGCTCGTGGCGGCCATCGTCGCCTGGTTGAGTGCCAAGGTGAAAACGCTGATCGGCATCCAGATCGAGGCGAAGCACAGGGAAGCGCTCCAGTCCGCGCTGCAGAACGGCATAAATCTCGGAATGAGCAAGGCTGGCGGGTGGATCTCGGCGAAGGACTACGACCTGAAGAACAAGGCGCTGGCCGAAGGCGTCAATTACGTGCTCGCGTCGGTTCCCGATGCAATCAAGTTCTTCGGCCTGACGCCTGAAAAGCTCGGCAAGCTGATCGAGGCGAAGCTGCCGACCTACAACGAGCTCTCCGCCGTAGCTGGCGGGGCGGTCGTCGTTCAGGCGCCGGCCAATGGTTAGCACCATTCTATCCTTCCTCTCCACATTCCTCGTCACGCTCCTCACGGAGTGGTTGGCGGACCGGCGTCGGGATGCGGAGATGAAGAAGGCGGGGTCGGTTGAGGCCGCCTCCGAAACTCAAAAGCAGATCGCGGAGGCTGAGAATGTCCAGCACCAGAATGACCTTGTTGAGCGCGGCGGTGCTGCCGACGTTGCTGGCCGGCTGCGTGACCATCTCCGGGCCGGTGGCAACGGCGCCTGATCTCGCTCGCGTTTGCCCCGCGCCCACGGCCGTGGTTCGCCAGAAGGCGATCCTTCGATATCTCGAGTCAGCATCGCCGTCTCCGGATCTCGATGTCCTAGCAACCGAATGGGAACGCCTTGACGAAGGGACTCGCAAGGCGAGGGGGCCGGTGAAATGAGCGACGAGGTGCTGACCGAAGCCGGTAGAAAGATCATGGACGCCAGCCCCGTCTACGGGCCGATGCTGGTGATCCTTGGCCTCGTGATCGTCGCGCTCGTTCTCTGGATCAAGTCGATTTTGAAGGACAAGGACGCGCGGGCAGATGCCCATCTTGAGGACGTTCGCAAGTACGCCTCGGAGAACGAGACGACCCGTTCGGCCATTGCCGCCAACACTGAGCAGATCCGCGCCAATACGCAGACCATGACAACGATGATCGAAGTAATTCGAGAACGGGAAAGGGCGCGCGGATGACGCTGACTTCAATCCTCGAGAAAATGTTCATCAAGAAGGTGGATCGCGAGAAGAGCGCCCTCCGGGATCTGGTTCTCCACGCCGAACGGGCGGAGCTCGAGAGAAATCAAGGCCTTTTGAGGGGAGAGGTCCGGCAATACGAGCAGATCGTCGCGTCCAGTTCACGCATCATGGACACCATGACGCAAGCCATGATTATGATGGAGACTCCCCGTGGCAGACCAAAAAAATAGTAACCACCTCATGTGGGCGTCAATCGGTCTCGGTGCCGGGTATTGGGTTTTGGCTCCTCTGGCTGGAAATCCCCTCCTATCGATCATCTTGTCTATGGCTGTCGGCATCACCTCATGCGTGGCGCTTTACGAGTATGCGCCGGAGGCGTGGCAGGTGGTCGTGAAACAAAAGCGAAGCGCGGACCCGCGTGGTCGAGGCAGCCACCTCGCGCTTTACGGATTCTTCCTGTTCTCCTTCGGCTCTGCATTCGCGTGCGCGTATTCCCTGAGCTGGCTCTGGTACGGACAGCCGAACGCATGGATCGGTTCGCCGGCCGCCAACTTTAGCCGCTTCTGCCACGCCAGCGGCTTTGCACTGATGCAGGCGGGGCCCGCCTTGAAGAAGGAAGGCTTTGTCGTGCGGCCCACCTGGTGGGTGACGGCTATCGCGGCCGCACTCCTCGTCCTCCTCGGCTTCTATCTTGGCCTGCAGTTCAAATCGATCGAAGTTTCGGACGTGCGGGAGTGGCAGAGTGTAGTCGCCGCTAGACCGGTTTGCCCACCGGGGGAGCCCGGGATGATTCCGACCAGCAAGCTCATCCACACCGATTCGGGCCCCTATCAAGATCGCATCGCCCTGCGCCGCTGCGTCCCTGACGCGGGCGATGACAAGCGCTCCGGATCCCCGGCGTTCAGAGATTAACGTGCTGCGTTCTCGCGACCCGTGGCCTGGGGCGTTGCGGCGAACGCTTGCTCTCGGCGTGATCCACCGCGCCGAGGGCGCTTCTTTCCCAGCATTTCAACATCTCAAGGAGTAATTCCATGGCCCTCTCTGGCTGCCACATCGTATGCGCTTACGCAGGCTCTCTCGCGCCGCAGGAGCGGGGCGTCGCCATTCTCGGTCGACCACTCTGGTCTGAAACTCTGACGGCCGGCGGCTCCGCCAGTGCCAAGGCAGCTCCGGGCGCTGATCCGTACGGCAAGCGCGGCCAGGCGGTCATTCATTATCGCGCAGTGGTCGACGGCTACCTCATCATCGACAAGGCTCCGAGTGCCGGAAACGCCACGCAATCGCGCGTGGTGGCGCCGGCGGGGGAGATGCTTACCGTCTACGTGGACGAGGGCGACAAGGCGTTGTTTGTAGGAGCGTGATATGCAGCTGCGAAAATCACTTAGCGGGCTTGGCTCGCTCAAAGGGTTACCGTCACTCGCCGCCCACGTCTCGAAGGGCGGCGGGGGCCGAGTGCTTCGTATCGCGGCCACGCTCGGCCGTATCTCTGGCACGAACGTCGATGGCGGCAACGATGGCACCAACACCCAGCACATCAGCCGCAACGTCCATCGGACAGGCAAGTACGCCGTATCAGGTTTAAGGCTGGTTGCTGGTAACGTGAAGCTGCCGGGAGTTTCGCCTTTTGGTGAGTTGGGCGTCGGAAACGCCGTGACCTATCAGAGCGAGATCGAGCTTGCGGGCGTCAACACCGTCGCCAAGTGGGGCGGCGCCAACTCGCTCTCCGTGCCCGACAAGTCCATCGGTATTTCCGACCCGATTATGGACCTGCCGGCCGGGCAGGTGTTCTACACGCGCCACTGGACAGCTGTTGCCGACGCGACCAAGAATTGGCCCCGTGCACAGTCCATCAGTGCAAATGGGCAGCGCGCCATCAAGGGAACCGATCTATCCTCGTATTTCAGCGGGACGGGCACGCTTGTCGGCGGCACGACAGACGCTCCACACCCGCCGCTCGCTCTGCTCGGCATGGTCCCGCGAGATTCCGTCGCGGTCGCCTACACCGGCACGAGCATCGAGGATGGCAACGGCGACCTCACTACTCTCTCTCCTGACGGTGCCGTGGCGTATATCGGCCGGGGTCTTGAGAACGTCAACGGGTTCAACCTGCCTTCGTGCAAGATGTCGCGCGGCGGCGAAAACCTGCAAGGGCTGGCCGATCCAGTCAGCGGCGCCATCCGACGATCGATGCTGCAGTATGCGACCCACTTCATCTGCGGCTCGCCCACGAACGACATGCTGGTTTCGCTCGCAAGAACGATCGCTGCCATCCAGCAGGACTTCATGACGGTGTGGATGGACGCCTGGTCGAAGGGAGTGCAGGAAATCTGGCAGGTCAACATCATTCCTCGGACCAACAGCAGCAACGTCCCGCTGACCAACTACGAGGCAAATGGAACGTCTCATCGTGATGTTCTGAACAATTGGTTCGTCAACGAGTGCGTCAATAACGGCTGGATCACCGGCGTCATCAACTTTGCTGCCGACTGCGAAGATCCCGTAACGCGTGGAACGTGGAAGGCGGGCTTTACGAGTGACTGGACTCACCCGCTGGACCAGGCTCACACGCTTGGCGCCGCCCGCGTGAACGCCATAGCTTCCAACTGGACCGCGCACTAACACCCCACCGCCCCATCATCGGATGCCGCCACGATCCCCTCCAGGCGGACCTGAGCCCCGTAGCCTTAACCGGCTGCGGGGCTTTTTTCTATTTGCACCAGTCGTTCTTGCTACCGGGCCGCCATTCACGCGCGGTACCGTCTCTCAACAGGATCTGCCCAATCTCCCGCCCGTCCGGCAGATACAGGTTGACCAACGGGCGGTCGAAATCATCTATGCCCTTTGCCTCGATCTTGATCCGTTTGTCTCGGATGAGATCGGCCAGGTGGCGCTTGGCGATAAGAGCCAGCTTGCGCTCCTTCTCGCATTTCGCATGGATGCCAACTTCAGGTGTGTCTATGCCCCGGACATCAACGACGCCATGTCCGAGAAGGCGCATGTTCTGGCCGTCGCATTTCACGGTATCGCCGTCCACGGCGGTCAGCGACGCGCAGATGATCATCGCCCCTATCATTCCCCCACCCTTATTTCTGTTTTCTGCCGCACCTGCATGCCGCGATACGTCTCGGGCCGATGCTCCATGCAAAACCAGTCGGTCTTGGACTTATCGCGCTCGAACCCGAAGCCTCCCCATTTCGAGCAGCCCGGATGCTCGCACCAGTGCTCGAAATGCACCGGGGCGGCGGGATGGGTTGCTGTGCGTTCGTCGCTCACGTCATTTTCTCCAACATTTCCATAGGTCAGCATAACAGCGTCACCTGTGGTGAGGCTTTTCACTGGCTTACCATTCTCGCTCGTCTTCATACCGACAGTTCGAGATGCCATGTGCGCTGCCAGCATCTCCGAAACCGCCGCCTTGATGCTCGTTCTGAGATATGATGAGGGCCCGTTTTGTCACGGTGAATTTTCTGAGCAACGCGCGGGTGATGTCGCGGGCCGCCTCGCTGCGGGCGACGTCCCATTCAGCCTTGCTCGTCCAGCGCCTGGCGTCGTCGTCGTCAATGTCGAAGAGTGCCGTAAAGACGGTCAGGTAGACGTCGCTGAAGCCCGCGGGCTCGCCGTTCCCGATATCCCAGAAGAAGGAAAAAGGATCGAAGGTGCGATCCATGATTTTGCGCGCTATCGCGTGAATGTCGCCGGCGTGCCTCCTTTGCGAGCGCCCGGTTCCTGCGAAGGCATTGAGGTAGGGGCGATCGATGCAGGCTATACGATGGGCGATGGCGGATCTTAGTTCTCTGGCGATATCCATGGCGGTGACCTCGTATTGATAATGAGCGCCGCCGCCAAGCGCGTTCTTTAAATGTTCTGGTTTTGTGGGAGAGTCAATCACCCATGCTGAGCTGATCCACAAGGTCAGCGCACGTCGAAGCCGAGGACCCTGAATTGCCAGACGCCGTCTTCGAAATATTTCGTCACGCCACTGATCGGCGGGATGCCGTCGTGTCTTAGCTTCTCCTGCTGAAGCTGCAGCGCTTGGTCGGGGCTGTCGCAGTCTGGCCATCCCGCTATCGCTTGCGGGTAGACATCGTCAGGGTGCCCGCTGGGGACGCCACTCTCCCAGACTATCAGCCCGACCCTTTCGTTTTGGTCATGTGCGACTTCGACACGGGAAACGGTTGGCCACTCAACGTCGCCCTGGCGGCCGAAGATGGGGGCGGAAAAGACTTCAAAGGCCTCTGGGCCGCCAAACTGTTCCATCAGATCGATGAGCCTTGGCGATGGCGCCATTTCTCGCTCAAGAGGCGGCCAAAAATACTGGATGTCTTCGTCCAGATCGATGACTTCTAAAATATCGACCATCAGTTCTCTCCCGTCAAAGCGGGTTAATCGCCATCGCTTCCTGGAACTTCGAGCTGTTCACGTCCCGGCTGACCCGGTGGAATTGGAGCAGGTTGTCGAGATGGTGCTTGAGCAGCTCGGTGGCCTGCGGAACGGCCGTCCCGGCGGAGAGCCAGTCGTCATAATATTCCGGGTCGAGGATAACTGGCTGCCGGCTGTGCAACTGCTTCATCGGCTCCTCCGCCTCGGCCGTCAGGATCGTGCAGCTCGTGATGCCAAGCGCCTCGTTGTGCGCCCACAGGCCGGCGAATGAGAAGGGCGCCTCACCTGGTTGAAAGATAAACCATGGATCTTTCTTCCCGTCCTCTGGCGATACGGTCCATTCGTAAAAGCCATCGGCTGGTATCAGGCAGCGGCGCATTTTGAAGGCATCGCGAAACGCGGGCGTCGTTGGCGCGGTCTCGCTCCGGGCATTGAAAAGGGTCGCCTTCGGTATCTCCTTGGCCCAATGAGGCACAAGCCACCAGCGGCCTTCATCGACCACTTGGTTGCCCTCTTTGTCGTGACGGACGAACAGCACGTTCTGGGTCGGCGCGATGTTGTATCGTGGTTCGGTGTTGCGCCCGCGGTCATTATCTAGCCTCAGGCGGTAAAGCCGATGGACTTCCGACCAAGGAAGGTGATGGGTAAAGCGGCCGCACATCGGTCTCTCCTCCTGCTCGACAAACGGCGATACCGTATATTAAGCATCCTCTGATGCAATACGGGACATGTCCAAGCGCCCGCGCAAGCCTTCGAAGCCGTTGCTCATAGACGAGAACCTGCCCCTGCAGAGCCGGCGGGTTCGCCGCCGTGATCCAGAGCAGCCGCATCTTCCCTTCGATCCCATGCCCGATCGTGTGGAACCGTGCCTGGCGTTGCTGAAGAGCAAGCCGCCCCAGGGTGACGAGTGGTCCTACGAGATCAAATGGGACGGATATCGGATCGCGGTGCATATCGAGCCCAACCGGATCCGCATCATCACCCGCGGCGGCCATGATTGGACGCATCGTTTTCCTGGAATCGCTGATGCCGCAAAGGCGCTTGGCCCCGTCACGATGATCCTCGACGGGGAGGCGGTCATGCTCGACGAGCAGGGCCGGTCGGATTTCGGTCTGCTGCAGAAGTCCTTGGGCGCTTCGGGCAAGGCGGCCGGCAAGCTGCCGTCTCGGGATTCGATCCTCTATGCCTTCGATCTCCTCTACCTCGACGGACACGATCTGCGTGGGCTGGAATACTCCGCTCGCCGGCATCTGCTCGAAGATGCTCTGGATGAGCCAGGCGGGACGATCAGGGTCTCGGAAGAGTTCAACGCCGACCCGGATGATCTTCTCGCCCACGCATGCAGGCTGGGCTTGGAAGGGATCATCGCCAAGCATCGCGACCGGCCATACCGGTCCGGCCGTACGGGCGACTGGCTGAAGATCAAGTGCATCCAGAGCGACAGCTTCGCGATCATCGGCTACGAGCCGTCAACGGCGCTTCCCGGCGCAATCGCCAGCCTTCTGCTAGGCGCCCGGTACCGCGACGGCTACAAGTACGTCGGCAGTGTCGGGACCGGCTTCAAGCATGACGAGGCTCGACGGCTGAAGAAGATGCTCGACAAAATCAAGACGAGGCTGCCGGTTGACAAGGTCCCGGGCAAAAACCTGGTGATGACCGGGCCGATGTATGTCGCGGAAATTGAATACCGCGCATGGACGAATGACGGGAAGCTCCGCCATGCTTCGTTCAAGGGGTTGCGCGATCCTGACGACGTCTCGGAGATTTACCGGCTCCCGGGCTGAAAGTTCGAGAAATCGCAGCTCTAAAAATGGGGTGAAGTGCCTGCCAGCCATGCGCCTGCCGACGCTTGTCTTTTCACCCTCTGATCGTTGAGCAACCCCATCTTTCTCAGTTTAATTTCGATCATTTGCTTTGAAGCCTCAAACTCTATCGACAGCAGTGTGAGAAACTTGTAATACACCAACAAGTTATCCTGCTGATCATCTACGAAGATGAAGCCGAGGCCTCTGTATTTGATCCCGAGTTGAAGCCTGAATCTCGCCATTGCGAAGATGAACGCTCTATCCGGCAGGATAAGATCCGCTGAAAAGGCATTCGCCTGGAACTCAAGCCGGTCATAATTTAAGGGGTTTGAAGCCTCGCTGCTTATTTCCAGGTCTCGTTCTAGAATGGTTTCTGACCGCAAATAGTTCTGATGCCGTAAGCAGAAGTGTCCAATCTCGTGACCGATCGTAAAGCGCTGTTGATTGCTGTCTTGGTGTGAGTTTATCTCAATCGTGTTGAGGTCGAAGTTCGCTGAGCCCAAAATTTGGGCGCCGTCAGCACCCCTAATCACGCTGTTTGTGAACCTCAAATCAATGCCGAGCATCAGGCAGATCTTAGCCAGATCGACTGGACCAGCCTCATATTCGATCTGTTTCAGAATTTCCTCTGTCGCTTTCTTTATATCTTCAGCAGCGATGTACGGGACAGAAACCCGTGGGCTCCCGCTAACAGATTGGGTGGCCTCGTAGCCTGGCTCGAGGCTCGCCAGGAATTCTGCAACTGTGCCGAAGTAATTGCCCTCACAATAAGCAGAGAATTTCAGCGGCTTGGCGATGCCTTCGCCCCGAAAGATCTGTGACTTCACAGAGTGGGTGTCGAGGAAAGAACGACCCTTGCGGTCGACGACGATCTCCGCTCCGCGCTCGTCATATTTCGCGATGCCCAAGCCTCTGCTTTCGGCAACGTTGCGAGCACCCGATTGCAGCTTGGATGAAACGACCATTACGCCTTTGTGCCGGTTCGGAAATATCTCTTTGAGTTTGTCCGAAAATTCCCTGACGCGGTCTTCCGGTACGGCCCCAGCATAGTTTTTACATTCAAAGACAGCAAAGAAATGCGGTTTCTGCCGTCCTGGGTGGTATAATTCGATCACAACATCGAACTCGACGGGAGCGCCTCTGTCCCTGGAGGGGTATTTTTTCTTTCGGAGGATTTTACACTTCCCGTGCGGATATATGCCGAAGACTTCCTCCTCCCGGCTTTGCTGGTCGACAAGATATTTATAGAACTCATCTTCGAGCTTATCGCCCTTTTCGGTGGAATTCACGACTCATCCTCGACGTGGCAACCGGAGGATGATCATCCAATTCTTTTCGCTTGTTGGCTATCGCAACCTCGGTGTAGTGAATTGACGACCCGATTTGCCCACTGTTAATCCGTCAGTTCGCGGTGGCAGACGGTATGTCCGCGAGGATATTCACTCCAGATTCCGCTTTAGCGCCTTCAGCAGCGCGTCGAGCTCTGCGTTCGAGCCATGCGCCAGCACCAGGTTATCCGCCACCTCGATGATAGCAGTCAGCACTTCGGTCTCTTCCCATCCCGCTTTAACCGCGGCCTGTATCAGATCCTGAATCGGGATCTCGACCGCCATCTGGCAAAGGAGGTGGCGGTTCTCGTCGCCAGGCGGGACGGTTGGTGGAGGGATGTCGGTCATGGTATGACGCCCCGACGAGCACTATTCCAGCTCGGGAATTTCTCCGCTCTGGAAGAGCACGACCGGCGGTCCATACTCACCGATGGCTGGGTCTGCGTCCCTGCTCCAGGCTACAACGCCATCATATTGGTCTGCCATCATGCGGGCGTCCCGTTTGGCTCGCTCTTCGTTGTCGACTTGGCGGGGATCAAATGCGGGGATGAGGTTACCCTCGTCATCTTTTGTGAATGCGGCCAGAACAATGAGTTTCCCCGATGTCGACAT